CTAAATACCTTGCTTCCTGATGTGATAATGTGGCAGCTGCGTTCCTCACATCTCTATTTAGCTTATCAATGATATTTTCCATCTTTCATTCCCTCTATTTCTTCCACCAATCTCCTCTGCTTCTGAACCATTCATCTGTTGTCTTAGCTCTTGTGGCGGTCCAACTGTTAATCTCTGCCTGGTGTGCTTTCTCTGCTATCGTACAGTCTAAATCAGCGCGCCATGCGAGATAACTTTCACACCCGGCATGACAACCTACTTCCCTGCTTTCACAGTCTTTACATGGGCTTATTTGTGCGTTCAACTTTCAACAGCCCCCTTTGGTATGCCAGAACCACACCACAATCAATCACCCTGCTTTTCAAAACATAGAACAAAGCCTTGTTGATTTTGGTTTCTTCAAGGATTTCAGTCACACGAAAATGCATTATCCACATTGAAATGGCTGTCCTATGATTGAAGTTTTTAATGCATCTAAATGTGCTTTCTACAACATCAATCCACTTTTCGGGATTGCTAATCTTCGTCCCGTCAGGGAGTCTTACGGCTGGCACCGGCAACATTTCTCTAAAGGCTTCCGCTTCTACCTGCTTCATAGGAATCTTGTCGGTTTTACTGAAAGACTGCTGCGACATTTCCTTTGCTGTACCAGCGTCCTGTCGGTATTCCTGCACGGCTTTTTTTATAGCAAGGTAATTAAAAAACATATCCCTTACATAAGTAAAATGGGGTATCGTTACATTTTCTGCCATCACTATTCCTCCAGCGCAAACACTGTTTTGCCAGCCTTATACACCAATTTGTACTGGGGCATTGTTTTGTTTTCCCCTGTCCAAGACCAACCGTGAGAATCTGCCCGCTCATCCAGCTTTTCCTGAGCCTTTTGCAAATCCCCATAAGCCTCATTTATCATCTTGACAGTACATTTTGCTTTGGTATTGTCAGCATTATTGCTGTAGCAGATAGCAAACTTAGAGCTTGTCACATTGTCATGCTTCTCGATAATCCTCGCTAGAAAATATCTTCTAGTACCTTTTCTATACACACTTAACATTTATATTCCCTTTCTTTGCTTTTTAAACGCAAGCACCAGACCTTCCTCAAATCCGTTATGAGTAATGTCCATTTTCTCTAGGTCCTCGCGTAGAGTAGTAAATCTTATCTTTTCTTCTGTGACAGCCTTTAACTTCTCCACAATGTCCATCATGTCGTAAATCATTTTAATAGGAACTTCCAGTGGGTTGATTTTGCTGATTTCCTCTCTGGCTTGCAAGATTCTTTTATGGCCAAACCCAAATTCAGTGTGTAAAATCCAAAGCCATATACATTCCAAATATTCCAAGCAGTTTATTGAGCACTGCTTAGCGTGAATATCCAGCCATGACCTGCAATCCGATTCATCTTTTGGCTCCTGGTTGACTTCCCTAGGAATGTAGTTTATTTTGCACTCTTCATTTAGTCCGTCCCATAGCCACGGAACCGTTATATATACACGTTTGGCCTTTATTCCAGCTTCTATATACTCTTTGATGAACCACTCTATCTTTAAAGCCATTCTGCCAATCTTCTTTGCTCCCCAGCCAAAACGCCTATGCATTGTAAATGCTATGGTGGGTAACACACGGCACTCACAATACCGCTTAATTCTGCCCTCATTCATTTTGAAAAGCATTTGGGCAGCCGCCTTGGCTTTAGCAACAGGTACAACAGTTTTTTTGATGGCCTTATCTACAGCCTTTTCTTTTGCCCGCCGTTTTTTTCTTGCTGCACTCATTCGTCAGCCTCCAAATATGCCTTTATCCCGTCCTCGCACCGACTCTTTAAGCACATTTCTTCGTTATCTCCCCATTCACAAAAACAGCATTTATATGGGTAAGAGATAGCGCACATAACTTTTGTCATGCCATTCTCTGATAATGTGCTTATATATTCGGCTACATCGTGACTTGCTTCTTCCAATCTTGTCATTTCTTTGCCTTTCTGTTCAGCCTCCGCTGTTTATTTAAGTGGCCCCATTCAATCCAGCCACTAAGGCTATATTTCTTTGATGTGGCCACCCATATCAATTTTTTGTCGGGGTATTTGTACCACCAGATTTTCCGCTTTAGCTCCCCCTGCTGGGTACTCATGCCCTTTACATCCACATAAACTTCCTTGCCGTTAGCGAACTTAACGAAGAAATCAGGGGTGTAGGTAATGGCTCTGATTGTCTTGCCATCCTTTTTAAAAGATGGCTGCAACTCCACTGTAGGCTGGCATATTACCTCCATCGGCTTTACCTTTTCTAGTAAAAACCTGTAGAAATCTGCCTCGGCCTTGCTGTCAAACAGCCTGCCACCATACTCTACCCTTTTGTTGTGGTACTTCATAATTCCATAGCCCTCATTCTCATGTTTTTGTTCCTGTCCCGTCGGATATTAAGGTTTGACTTGCCAGCCATTTCACATATCCGACTGCCTAAGGCCTCGTCAAAACCTATAATCTCATTGCTAGTCCATTCACTTGATATGAGTGTTACCAGCTTATTGTTATACCTATAATTGATTATCTCCAGGGCAAGCGATAAATCCGCTTGACTCGGCCTGCCTATTTCATCACCAACAGGCACTTTGAGAAAATCATCGATGTACAGAATATCAACCTTTTTTATCTGGTCAATCAGGTCTGTGTACTCTTTGTCACCGATATTCTTTTTGAGCTGTGTTGACATTTCCCGCCATATTTCGTAACGTAGCTCTCGTCCCTCATATAGGAGTTTTCTAGCAATGGCTGTACAGATAAAGGTTTTACCGCAGCCGCTCTGCCCGCCGATGAAGAACATTCCCACCGGCACTTGCAGAAATCCCATAGCCTTTGCTTTAATGGTTTTCTGCCAAGCCTCATCTGTTTCGAACTCCTCCAGCCTATACTTTTTGAGCATTTCTTCCAGCCCGCTCTGTTTCATAAGCTGAATTGTTTTTCTAATTTTGGTGCAGTCACACATGACTATATCCAAAGCAAACTTATTATCATGCTCTCCCAGCACCGCTATAGCCCCTTTGTTTTTGCATTTGGGGCAGTCATAGCCATCTACCTTGTCCAAGTTGCCTACATCCTCATTGAAGTATTTTGCCCTTGTTTGGAGATAATCTACCATGAGCTTTCGCTCCAAATCATCTTTATCTGTCATAAGTATGTCCCCGCCAGTTTCTCAGTATTCTGTATCTTATTTATCTTGGAACTATCTCTGTTTAAATACGACTCGAACTTAGTTGCCCTAAACAAAGTCTCTGGTCTTAGATACTTCTCAAAATTAGTGTTGTGCCATTCAGCATACATAACATCAATAACTTTTTTGAAGTCGTCCAGTCTATAGCCCTCTTTCCATCTGGCTCGAATCAATCGCCTAGTGGCTTCCGACTGCCACTTGAACTCTCTGTCACAGACTTTGTTCAGGTGGCTTATAACCTCATAATATGGAATAGAACTCATCGCTTTTTTATTGCGGGAGTTTCCTGCGAAAGTCTCTATATAACTCAAATCTCGCAGCTCATTAATGGCTGTTCTGATTGTTTCGCTAGTGCCTTTATTGCACGAAGCAATAGCCTCTATTGAGTAATCCTTTTCTAAATCCAAATGCATTAAGAAGAAATAAAGCCCCTTAGCCTTTAGACTAACCGTTCTATCTGTAACAATTTTCCCATTGTTCTTTTCACTCAGCTTGAATATCACGCTCTCACCCCTTTAACTTATATGCTTGTGCTATTTGTTCGTCTATCTTTATCGGCTCCAGAATGTATCTCTTGCAAAATTCATCGCGCCCGATATTGTGTATCTGGGTATGATGTTCTCTGCAAAGAGGTAAACACCGCATACCGATATGACAAATTTCTTTTCTGTTTCTGCCGGTACCTACAGTGTCATAGTGGTGCAGCTCTGCTTTTTTGCCACACACTGCACAATGCTTTGTTACTGCACACACCCACATATACTTCTCAATATCCTCACAGAGCTTCCAGAGCGGTTCTCCGCACGGTATGTCGTGCATTAAACAAAACTCTATCAGCCATGTTATAAACAGCCTTGCAGTCGTTCTATCACAGTCTGACAAGGAAAAGGAATCGTCAGAGGAAATAGCTTCCCTAATCGGTGAGGAAATGAACTCATATTTCAGCAGTTCCTTTGTTACCTCTGTAGGAGTGTACCCCTGCCAATCCGCTATGCACTTTATCAGCACATAGATTTTTTTTCTTTGCTTGACTGTTATCTGCCTGCCGTCCTCAAACTCAACCACCACATCAGGCCTTGAAGTGGTTGCTATTTGTTCCTTTTGGGTGTCGGTGACAGGGATAGAAACAAATATGTTTCCACCCTTGGCACCAATCACCCTGCCATTAAGCAGCATTAGAACGGAATCTGTTCAGGCTGCGTAGCAGAACCACCAAAGATAGACTCTAGCTGCTGCACTGACTCCTCTCTACTCTGCGACACCATGTCTGCCTTGTTGACCTGCTTCATAGGCAATACATCAAGGTTCGCCAATTCTTCCAGGGGGTGAATGTACACCAGCTCAACAAACGTCTTTAACTCTCCGTTCTGGTTAAAATACTCTTTCTCTCTGAATTGGCCAGCAAACACGCAGCCATTCATGGCTTGCTCATTCCAATTCCATTTGAAAGACGGGTTGGACATTTCTAGGCTTTGTATAAGTCCTTTCAGTCTACCAGTCTGCCCTTCTCCTAAAAGCTGGTAATACACTCCTGCACTTGGATATTTTGCTGCCTCATTACTTTTCTTGCTGTTCAAGTATCTATCCATGTAGATACCAGCGTAATCTCCCTCATCAATGTCAAAGAAAATCTTCAACATCTTGTTACCGGTCTTGCTTACAGCATTTTCCACATTCACAATCTTGCACTTGTAATTGCCTACTGGCAGCGTTCTAGCACCACCAATAATTGCTGGGGATTCGTTCCAATCGTTAGGTCTTTCAATCATTTCTTCTTTTCCTCACTTTCACCATATTCATACTCATCCATCTTCCTAATGACAAAATCCATGTCATTAGGAATCTTTTTTTCAAAACACCCCATAGGCGACTTTGCTGTACTCTTATCAGCCTGTGTTTCAAAGATATACTCGCCGTCAAGACTCTTAGCCAGCAACACCGTAGAGAACTTACTCTCTACACATAATTTTTCCAATTTCTTGCCAGAAGTTTTCATTCTAGTAAACTGATAGCCCGAATCGTCCCGCTCTGTCTGTGTATGTGCCATACATACCACAGTTAAATCATCACGCAAACTGTGGGCTATATCAATCAGCCCCCATATGCAAGTAGCCAAATCTGCCCACTTGTCATACCCACGTTCTCGCATACGCCTTATTTCATCATTGACCATTATCATATTAAGAGTATCAATGACAACCACCTTTATGTGTGGCATTGTTAAGTTAATTTCCTTTAGTGCAGACTCTATCATCGGGGCATTGTCGGTCTCGAAGTAATTCTTCTTGGCCTTGGCGTACTGGTTTTTCCAGCCCCGCCAGCTCAGGCCCTTGCCATCGCACTCAATTATGAAAGTCGTTTCAGGGTTAAGGGTTCTCAGGCTTGTTGTCTTGCCAGAACCGCTCTCCCCCATTACTAATATTCCTCTTGACATATTTCTCCTTTCTAGTATGACAAGGTTTTGTTCTCTACAATGGAGCACCCTGCCAGCTCTACACCGCTTTCCAATGCTTTCTTGATAGCTTTCTTATCGGCAGCCACAGTGGTTTTCTCATTCCAATATTCATGTGGCAGCTCTCTGATAGCTTTTTCATCTTTCGGAGCAATTGTCCGCTTGCTGATACGCACCTTTAAGCAGTACAGCGGGGTTTCAATCTTCTTTGTATCACCCAGCTGTGAAAGCAGGTACTTTTCTAAATGCTCTGCTTTCTTTGCTTTTTTAGCAATGCGTTCCTCTAAAGACTCAACCTCGGCCTTAGCAGCTTCACAAAATGCTTTGCAGTTTTTCAGGTACTTGATAGTGTTGTCTATCTTTTCCTCTTTGCTCATTTGCAACGCTGCCAGCCAATCCTCAATGGGAATTATCTCGCCAGTCTCAGTATCAACCAGCTCGCTGACTCCATCTTCATACATCTGAATTGCAGCGTTGTACCTTGCGTTAATTTCATAAAGTGTTTCCATTTTTACCCCCAGATATAAACACCAGCCAGGAAGCCTAAGACACAGCCTCCCAGGAACACAGCCAACAAATCAACCCTCATGGGAGCCTTTCTGTAGGCCTTTATCTGTAAATATCTCATGGCTTCCCTCCAAATCCACAAGCCAAACCGACTATAATGAAATAGCCAATGATAAGTAAGCAATCTCTTACAAAATCGAAAGCCGCTACTTTCCGCCTATCAGATACAGCCTTACGTTTTATAGTTACCCTCTGGCTTGTTGTAAGATTCCTCCATACTTTGTCAGTCATGCTTCTCACCATCCTCCAGAAACAATCCTAACTTAGCAGCTATCTCTGCCAAATCTCCTCGGTAGTATCCCAAGGTATCAGCCTCGGATAAACCATCGCAGATACCTTTGAAAGCTCCTGCAATATTCCTTTTGTCCTCTGTGAACCCTATCCACATATTACTGCAGAGGATTCTTACTTTCTTTATCTCAGACATCTTATACTTCCTTCTACTTCCTTCTACTTCCTTCTACTTCCTCATTTGCTAATATCATCCCTAATGCTGGGGCTAATACCTTTAAATCTTCCAGGCAACAATCAAGAACTTCTTTTTCTGACAAAACATCGCAAATGTTCATAAAAGCCTCTGCTTCTTCCTGCCTATTCTTTGGGTACACCACAGCAAAATTGGTATCTTCAATGCCTAGGCACTCCATTTTCATTCTTCTTTCACCCTTTCAACAACAGTCCTCCATGTTTTATCATTCATCCATTTACTCTCTAATATGATTGTGATGTCTTTCATAATTTTAGTAGTGCCAGCACCTGTTTCGTTGGAAATATTTTTTATGATAGCTGCAATCAAAACTATGTACTCTACCACTTTCCCTGTCAGTTCTACTTCAATGTTGCCAGTTTCAAATTCCAGCTCCCCCCATTATGCGTGCTCTTTCTCTGTTCATTCCTATCCTCCTTTACTCCTGTGCTTTCCTCTCAATCAGTGGAAGTAGATTGTGTCCACTTGGTGTTCATCACATCCATTTTTCACCTCTTATCCATTGCATGTAATGTATTATTTTCTTACTTAAACGCAAGTTAATGGCCAAAAAAAATCTCAGCTATACGTTTCTGGGAAAGATGTAGAATTTCTCCAATCTTCATAATCTCATCACAAGTAAATTCTGTTTTCCCGTTTATTTTGTTTGACAATGTTGCGGGGTGTATACCTAATTTCTCCGCTAATTTTTTTGTTGTCAAGCCACTTCTTGCCATTTCGGCTTTTAGTTCGTTGACTTTTAACATTCAATCACCTGCCTTTTTATGAGAACATATTTTTTCTTTCTTATTTTGTATGTTGCACTTGCTTTTTACGTAAGTAATTATACCACCAGCTACCTCATTAATCAAGTTTTTTTGTGTTTTATTCAAAAAAAAGCTATTACTCATTGCGAAAACGTAATCTTTACTATATAATATAAGTAACAAAAATAAAACCGGAGGGCGATAAAAATGAAAAACAACGTTGGTCTATTTATAAAAAACCGTCGCCTTGCTTTAGGGCTAACTCAAAAAGAAGTTGCTGATTACACGGGTGTTGCAGAGGCAACGGTATCCCGCTGGGAATCCGCAGAAATTAACAATATGCGTAGGGATAGGATAGAAAAGCTGTCCGAAATATTGCAGGTGGACCCTCTCAGTATTATGGCAGCCCAGCATATTGATACACCAAAAGAAGATAATCAATCCTATAACCTATTAGAAGTCCTCTTTAAAGACGACCCAACATTTCTAAAGAAAATAAGCCATATAGAAATGACTGGCACAATAAATGAGCCTGGGAAAATAGCCAAGCTCACTAAGCAACAACAGGATAGGATTCGGGACATCATTACCCTAACCTATGAAGAAGCCGTTAGAAATGGCGGTATAGGTTTAGGGCATACTGTTTCCAAATAACCACATAGCCATCACCCAATTCAATCTGTGCTGATGAAAGGACAACGCAGCAGGTGAAATATATATTGTGGAGGATAAACCCGTGGGTAAGAACATTGAAACCACAGAGGACATTGTCGAGCTTGTCGGCGATGTTATCATCATTACTGCCGAGTAAGGAGCACACATGAGAAAACGGTTGACCATTTTCTTAGTCCTCCCTCTGATGTTAATGAGCTTCCATGCAAGGCACATTATCCCAGAGCAGGATTATAGAAGTGCAATAACTACACAATACCTAATTACGGGAACCATAATAGCTGACACCGACCAAGCGTTGTGTTGGGACAAGCTGAGAATTACTGGAATTGTGTTGTCACTGTCAACCAATAATGCAAATCATATTAACGATATAGCATTTGTATTCATCGGCCTACCATTGCTAAACACTAATAGGCGAAAAAGTCATATAGAGTACTGCGGTAAGAAGATGGTACGAGCTATAATGTTACAGTTCCACCCACGGCTACATAGATTATTTCCAGCTTTTATAGCTGGTCTTTTTTTTGCAACAAAAAAGAGGCTCCATTTTACGAAGTCTCTTTTTCAAAACGTACTTATAGCTTATTATGCTTTTCCAGTGCACGATACACCTTGTCATAGCCACGCTGTAAGGTGGTTTTTACCTTTTCCACAGAATACCCCTGCTCCATCGAAACCTGTACCATGCTTTTGCCATCAATGAACACGGCATCCAATATCTCCATATCTAGCGTTGTGATTTTGGCTTCCTTAACAATGTCCCAGAAGTCCGTGAGAGTTGACTCATTGAGAAATTTCTTAGCCAGTTTTCTGTGCCACAACATAGCTTACACCACACAATCTATTGTATGCTTGGCATACTCTACGCGTGCACCTGCCTTTGCCTTAGCTGTTTTGCATATGCTAGTAATAGCCGTAGTGCCTACTATGCAGGCACCAGCACGGTACTCATTCGTTGCCATGTATAGCACCATCACCATAGTTATTAAGCTGACCACAAGAGTCATAATGCCAACCGCCAATACACACCGCATATCCTTTGTCACCCTGTTAGTCAGTACAGCTAAAACTGTCCCTAGCTTCCCTAAATCATACCGCCTGTACTAACCATCACTCCTTATTATCTGCCTTCGGTTCAGACTCTTCCTTTGGTTTCTCAGGTGTGTACCGTGAACATTTTTCATTGCCACAAGTACCGTCCTCACGGAGCACCTTTAAGCAGCGGATACACCGCTTTTTGATTTTGTATGCCATTATTCTTCACCACCTTTCAATGCCTCAATGTCGCTGTCATACTGAGTGGCAAGAGCTGTAAGTTCTCCCTTAATTTGCTCCATGCCATCAGTATCTCCAGCAATCATAAAGTCAAGATAGTAGCCTTGTAGAGTCTTTTTGTCCTGCTCATACTGACTATCCAGCTGTTTAGTTTTGTCCTCTGTTGTATCTACCCAGTCATCCGGCTTTGGTTTATCTATTGAATCACCAATCCAACACCATGCAGGACACTCAGCAAAAAAGTCATCATCTACAGGTTCAGGTATCCAGTCAAGAACAATGACATTTTTTATAACTCTATTTTCATCACATATCGCTATATTCATTGTATCCTCCTATAAGTATTTGAAATATCCTTACCTCACCATCGTATGTGTACGCAACCTGCACCACCTGCACCACCTGATGTCGCATTATTACCACTACTACCACCAATCCCACTAGCACCCGGCGCACCATAGGCTGAACTTACAAAAGCACTATGAAGGCTACTACTTCCGGCACCTGCACCACCTGCACCACCTGCACCGCCACCTCCTTGATAAGTACCGCCTTGACCGCCTGTACCGCCTCCAGCAAGTATCTTTGAGTTGATTCCTGATGCACCACCGCCACCACCACCTCCTCCGCTATAACTAGTACCCGAACCTCCTGCACTTCCTGCACCCGCCGAGCTATAACCACCGGCGCCACCTGTACCACCTGGGCTGCCGCCTTTGCCACCTGCGCCTACCTGTACCGAAATATGTTCTCCACTATCAACAAATACTATACACTCATAGGTTTTCCCTGCGGTGCCTAAGCCACCATAACCTCCACGGCTACCATCGCACCCTCCTCCTCCACCGCCGCCTCCACCAACGGCGGTGACCATAAGAGTAGATACTCCCTTTGGCACCTCAAAATAGTAACTGGTAGTAAATAATTTTTCACCGTGTGTTGCGTTTCCTCCAGTAACACCAGAACTTAATACACCGTTTGAGATTGTCAATCCACTACCTACCTTTACACCGCCTAGTGTGGTGGCACTGGCTACAGGCAACTCATAAGGAATACCGTTAATGGTGCCATCAGCACCTATGTTGATATTGTCGCCAGCCTTAACAACACCTGCCCTTTCAGCAGTAGCATGAGGAACATTCAAAGTACCATCATCAGCCACATCAAGTGTAGCTCCTATCTTTACACCACCTAATGTATTTTTATCAGACTTTGGTAGGACATAAGGGGCATGTGTGCTGATTTTTCCCGCAGCGTCAACTGTGAGATTATCTCCCACTATTACACCACCTAATGTATTTTTATCAGACTTTGGTAGAATATAAGGGGCATGTGTGCTGATTTTTCCCGCAGCGTCAACTGTGAGATTATCTCCCACTATTACACCACCCAGAGTCGTAGTACTTGCAGCAACAGTTACAGCAGAAGATACTAGCAATCCTTCGCTGTCAACACTCAAACCGCGGCCTACTTTTACACCGCCTAGCCTTAATGCTGTAGCTTTTGGCAGTTCATAAACAGGGGTGCTGATAGTGCCGTCAGTGTCAATAGTTACATTCTCGCCAGCCTTAACCACGCCTGCGGTCTGCTCGCTAGCAATAGGTACACTAATGGTTCCATCAGCCAACGCCTGTACATTATTGCCAATCTTTACGCCACCCATTGTTGTTTCAGTGGCTACAGGCAACTCATAAGGAATACCGTTAATGGTGCCATCAGCGCCTATGTTGATATTGTCACCAGCCTTAATAACACCTGCCCTTTCAGCAGTAGCGTGAGGAACATTCAAAGTACCATCATCAGCCACATCAAGTGTAGCTCCTACCTTTACACCACCTAATGTATTTGTATCAGACTTTGGTAGAATATAAGGGGCATGTGTGCTGATTTTTCCCGCAGCGTCAACTGTGAGATTATCTCCCACTATTACACCACCCAGGGTATTAATATCAGCTGGCGGCAATTCATAGTAGTGGTCAGGCTTATCTGTAATACCAGACCATGGCACACTGTTAGCATTGCCAGCACTGTAAACAACATAGCCGTCCTCACTGTTAAGTTTGCTCTCATCTACTACCATGTACATAGTAGGTGTTGGATTTATTACTTTGACAGTATCACCCTTTTGTACATCATCAGCTGTAAGAGCGAACCTTGCTGTATCATCATTGACGACAACACACCGCTCCATTGCACCCACAGGGATGTTTTTCAAATCCAAAACGCCCTCAACTTTGTTAGCAGCCAATTTGCTCTCCGCAGTCAATGGCTTGATTAAGTCACCGCCAATATTGATTGTCCCATCAGTTATGGCCACATCAATCAGCCCAAGGTCTTTCAATGTGTCAGGCAAATTATCCTTACTGATAATACCCTCCAGCTTTGCGGTATTCAGCTGGCTTTCAGCAGTCAACGGCTTGATAGTCATTTCACCAAGGCGGATAATTCCATCCTCGGAAATATTAGCGTCCTTTATTCCGTAAGCAGCCAAGGTATCAGGATTATTAACAATCTGGTCCCACCGTACTTTATCGCTGGGAGTCAATGGTTTTAACCGCTGAGAACCAAGAACAATGGAATTGTCCACCAAGTCAATATAGGCATCCACAATACCATAGTCCTTTAATGAGCCCTCTGTCAGCGTTCTGCCTGCCACAACGTGCCCCTTTTCATTAACCTCTACCTGCATATAAGTTCCAGGTACTACCCCGCTGTCAGGGTGCACATAGTTATTTGCTCCCTCCTCAATCCCATCCAGCTTAGCTTTGTCACCAGCAGACATTAATCCACTGTAGCTTCCACTGGCATTTTGGTTAGAGCGTAGGGATTCAAACAGACTTACACCGCCGACAGATTCCGTAGTGCCAAGTGTATCTTTTGTAAAACTCATAAAATATCACCTCTGTTCTTTGGTAATTATGCTAAACTTGCTAATCATGCTAATATTGGTAATTATGTTCTTAATTTTATTATCATGTTTTATGCTATTCTTGGTAGTATTGGTAATCATGATAATCATGCTAACACTGCTAATCATGATATAAATGATTGATAAATTATATTATATAATTCTGATAATTATGATAGTCTTGCTATTATTGCTATTAATGTTTCTAATAATCAATAATACCAACAATAGCAACAAATATATATTTAGTAAATTTGTTTAGATTTTATGTTCCTTTTGACAATATTTTACCGAACAAATTATCCATATCGTTACACTTCTAGGCAAATCAGCTCACCAAGAATATGTCACTTTCGCCATTATACGCTGGTCGTCCGTATCATAATCGACGCCAACGCCCATATATTTTCCGCTTTTGCTGATTTTCCATTGGTGGGTATATCCAACAGTCTTTTCAGCAGGGTAATACTCTATGGTGTTGATGTGCTTCTTGTAAGCCTGAACATTATACTGATTCAGATTGACAGTCGTATTCTTATCCAGCTTGTCAAGCTCTACAGCCTCGTCTGGGTGGTCTTTATCAGTGACTATAGAGAAGTCTGCCTTTTCCTGCTTACTTGCCTTTTCAGAAGCCTCCTGAGCTTTGTCACCTGTGGTTTGAATGATATATACCGGCTCCTTTTCAGTCACCCTGATTTCTCGTATATTTTCAGATACCTGCTTTGTCTGCCCGCTGTCCAGCTTGATGTGGGCATTGCTAGCAGCCTTTTCAACTCCTGCCGGTGTTTCCGCCTGTTGCTGTGGGATTGTAGTTACAGGCTTGGTTGTGTGCGCCTCCCAAGCCTTAACCACAAAAAATACAAGCAGAACAATCAGGATTACAGCGGTAATAATCTGGGCTGTTTTATATTTGTTATTTAAAATCCAATCCTTTATTTTCTGCATTGTGCTCTCCTTAATTCTGCTGATACCAAATAGCCTTGCCTCGTACAGTCTGCAAAATGTTGTACAAGTTCTCGCCAGGGCAAGCAGTGGCCATTAAATCACGATGCCCGACTACATGGTCGCTATCAATAGGTAACTGATACTCATAACAGATAGTCCCCAGCAGCATAGCCAATGCCTCAATCTGCTTGTCAGTTGGCTGACCAACTTCAAAGTTACCACTCACATGGATACCAATAGTATGAGAATTTTCGCCAACAGCATGAGCACCAATCGTCCAATGTGGACGCCCCCTCTCAATACTGCCATCTTTCCGTACAACATAGTGATAGCCGATACCAGCCCACCCCTGTGCCCTGTGGCTCTCATGTATTTCCACAGCAGACAAATCATCATCAGTCGGGTTGCCTGTGTGATGAATAACAATCATATCAGTCACCCTGCGGTTATCAAGCCCTTTAAAGTTCAAATCAGTTTCAATAATCTTTGCTCTCTGCATAATTGCACCTCCATTACTCAGGACGTTCCCCGTCACCAGAATTATACTTACTGTCCAAGTAGTAGCGGGCATACTTTGTGCCAGCCAAGGCAGCAACGCCTGTCATGCCTGCTACTACTGCGGAAATACCCTGCCAGCAGCTACCCAAATCAAACTTCGCTCCACACAGTCCATTGGCCCAGAAGCCAATAAACCAGCTAAACATTACCAACGCCAGGAATACCATCATAACTGTTACAAGTACCCCAATCTGTTTTGTCTGAATAGCCGTAAACAGCTGTTTTAATTTCTCCATAAGCAATCACCTCACAAATGCACTAACAAAAATACCCAACAGCGTAATGCAGGCACCAATAAGCCAATAAGTTCTGGTGTTCACCTCGTCTATTCTATGGTGGGCCTGCTTCAAACTATCCTTCTGCCTCTCGGTTTCACGTTCAAGATACGCCAGCCTTGGCTGATTCTCACCGAACTGCTTGTTTAAAATTTCAAGCATCGTCCTAATCTGAATCAGTTGTTCTTTTATCTCTTGAATTTCAGCCCTGACGTCCTCATTCTCCATGTGCCACCTCCAAAAAAGATAATAAAAAAAGCACATATACAAACAAGACATGCCATATCTGGGGAGCGCGTTAGGCTTCAAATACGGCTGGTCTTATTCATTTATGTGCGCAATTATATTATATCAAATGTTTTATATTAACACAATGAAGATAATGCGTATCATTCTCAACTATACATGTTAAAGTTAATCAATTTAATGAACCACTACATATAGTATACTAATACTCTCTAAACACTATATATAGTATATACTCATTCTGGAGGATGAGCCAAATCGGTAGAAACTTTCACGAATAGAGTTGACTCTGGAGCTGTAGAGTATATAAAATGCTTCGGAGTGAGAGCAACGGCTTTTGGACAGACTACTCCTACGACAAGCATAAGAAAGTCTGTCTAAACATAAAATGCCCCTTCGTTCGAGTATCCGTGTTTCTGTTTGTGACTTATCATACATCGTTCTACAGTCGTTATCGAGCGTCTGACTGCTTGGCTTTCGCCTATCTGATGTACCTCCCCAGCCTTGGTTAGTATGGTGCTGACACTGACGATACCCCCGTCCCATTTTGCCACGCTGCTATTGCTAACAGCTTATCCTGATACCAGGACTTAGGCTTAACACAGGCTTGGAACTCTTTACCTGCTGACGCCGTAACGCAACACAAACATAAGACAATCGCGTTAAGACGAATCCGACATATCATAATGACAGCGGTCAGGGCTTCACAGCCCACTTCTCTGCATAGGCGGGATTAGACCTCATTTTTATAGTGGTGGCTCCCCACTTGTCGCAAACGGTCAAGAAAACTAACAATCATCTGAACCGCCGCCAAACAACCAAAATGCTTACTTATTAATCTTTTTGGTTTATACCTTATTATTTGAAATTTATTTAAATTGTTCCACTAAAAAAGCGCTGGTACGATTGACCAACGCTGACCTTTTATGTTATAATTCCTACATAAAGATATGCAGGAAAACTTGGTGTATGATTGTGTCCTAATCGTACTCTAAGGCTTGTCTGAGACGGCAATCTCACACAAGACCTGCTCTTTTTTATTTTCAAAGAACTTTTACAGACATAATACTACATCTCTAGAAACTTGTCAACACAACAACTTATTCAAGAAATAGAAATAATAAAAACTGCTATTGTTGCTATTGTTGTTACTTATGCTATTATTGAACAATTAATTCATAACTAGCATGAGTTTTTTGTTGCTATTCATGTAATAATAGTATAGAATATTCATAAATACCAACATTCCCAAGCTGCTAGTTATGCTAGTTATGTTCAGTTTGGAAAGTATTTTCTGTATAAATGTTTTGGAGAAATTTTTAAAAAATTTTTTGAAAGGGGTATTATCATGCAGGTTTTCGCCATCGCTAACCAAAAGGGAGGAGTAGGAAAATCCACCACCGCTCAAAATCTGGCCGCTGGGCTTTGGGACTATTACGGAAAGAGGGTTCTTCTTTTAGACCTGGACCCACAGAGTAATCTATCACAAGTATGTGGCGCTGTAACTGACACTCAGAATGCTGATGTCGTTACCATATTGGAGTGCCTTGTTGGTGAGGCAAGGCTGTTTGAGGGAATCCAACAGTTAGAGAAGTATGACATTGTTCCTGCCTCCATGTTTCTTGCTTCCATTGATGGCAGGTTGACAGACCCTATAAGCAGGTCATATAAGCTACAGGAGGCCATTAAAGGTAGCAGTAAAGCCAAGGAGTATGACTTCATCATAATAGACACCCCACCTGCCTTGGGGACTCTGACAGCAAATGCGCTGACCGCAGCAGACAGGGTAATCATTCCTGCACAGGCTGATATTCTAAGTCTGCAAGGTGTGAGTCAGCTGTATGCTACAGTAGAGTCAGTCAAAGAATACTGCAACTCCAGACTGAGGATAGCGGGCATAATAATGACACGCTACAATGAACGCACACGTATCGCACAGGATATGAACAAGCTCTTTAAGAGTGCTGCCACGAAAATGAAAACAAAAGTTTTTGAAACAGGTATCAGAGAAAATGTAGCCATTAAGGAAGCACAAGCCAGCGTAAAAGATATTTTCTCTTATGACAAAAACAGCAATGCTGCTAAAGACTATTTAGGATTGATACAAGAAATTTTCGGTTATCGGGATTCTGAAACGGAGGAAGAGTAATGGGAAAAGATTTTAGCAAAGCAGTCAACCCTTTTGATGTTTACAAAGAGGCTGCCAAGGATATAATCAAAAAGCCTAAGCTGGAGGAGCCAAAGAAAAGAGGCAGGAAACCTGACAACCCAGATGTAGAGCTAAAACATCTTCACCTTATTGTCCCAGAGGAACAAATCGAAGCCATAAAACAGCTGGCAAAGATTAACAATGTATCCGTAAACCAATTCATGAAAGGCCTGATAGAGTCCCACATGGAGCAGTGGAAGCCTATTCTCCAGCAGTTTGAATTAATGTCAAAGAAAATGTTTGGACAATAATTGTTCAACTTTAGCAATATCAGCAAATAAAACTCTTGAAATTAATTGCTAGTTTTGCTATAATAAAAGAGCATTATCCCTTAAATTTTTTTCGGTACGTTTCTTCAAAAGTCTATTCCCATTAGGGCTACGTGAGAGAAAAGCAACCTGTTCTTTCTTCATCCATCCGAGAGCAGGTTGTTTTTCTTTGCTCTGATTTAACTTGTACATTTTTTACACAAGTAGCATTTCATATATCAAATAATTAATTGAACATAAATACCATAAGTTTCAATAAAATAATATTTGCAAAATTGAAATACTTGATATATAATAAAAGAGTAGTTAACTTCTACGCGATGGTTAAACTCTCTAAAATGAATAGCAAGAAGAACCCTGTTTCAGACGGCGGGGTTCTTTTTGTTTGCAAACATAAAAATAAAGGGCTAGGAAAAATCCTAGCCCTTTATTTTATTGCACAGCTTTAAGGTAATCGCTGGCAGAGTATGTCTTTGGTTTCTTCTTTTTCTTTGCTGCTTCCTTTTCCTTAGCTAACTCATTCAGCTGATGGCGATTCATTGTCCGTCTGGCTGATTCATTCTCCAAGGATTTTGGAGTAACCCCCAGCTCATTCAGCCTTGCAGCATTTTCACTGCTTGGGTTTGCCAAGAAATCATCTACAGCCTTCTGCTTTGCCTTGGTCTGTTCCTGCTTTTCAGCATATTCATTGCTTGCAAGGTCGCCAGCCAAAGTTTCATTGAGTGGAGTAAAGCCAATGGCCCGCCACATTCTTTCAGCCATGTTCTGGTACTGATACTTCATACGGCCTCTGGTGGTTCTAACCTCGCCCTTATATGCCAGAGCAATGTTACCCAGAGTAGGGTTGATAGCCTTTAGAGCCTCGGCATAATTGCGGTAAGACAACTGTCTGCTAACCTGATTAATGGTGGAGCCAAGAGTTGTCTGATTCCACATAAGGCCACCCAATCCATCAGCAGAATTATAAGAGTCGGAACCCATAAAGTCACCAACACCTACACGACTGCCAAGGTTCAGCCCGATGAAAGAGCCTGCACCATACAGCCACCATTGGGTTATAGGACTGTCCTCGCCAAACTCTGTAATCATGTACTGTTTGATTTTCTTCTCCCAATCCCAATCATCATCGCCGGTAGCGGTAGCAACTAAGGCGGAGAGTAAGCCACCAGCCAAGCTGATGAACGGGATACCCATCATGCCTGACATTGCCATATAAGGCGCCATGTATTTCAGTGTACGCAGTGCTGCCTGCTTGCGGTTGAGTCCAAGTTCCCTGCCGTCAAGGTAGAAGTCCTGGAACAATTCCAACTGCTTAACAGGGTATTTCTTGAACTGCAAGAATACCTTGGATATTGGGCCAAGTGCTCTGAATATGGTAGGCTCGTCGGCAACAGAGTAATCAAAGTTTACCTTGTCGTTTATCTCCTTGGCATACTCAATGGCCTCTGCTTTGCTCTTACCCTCGTCTAACGCCTTGTTATAGGCTGTCAGCAAGGTAACACCTCTGGCAAAGGCATCGGACTGTCTGAACAGGTACATGGACTTGCCAGCCAAACGACCTGCAAAACCTCGCAGGGAAGCAAGGTTGTTGACCTCTGCATTGGAATAGCCAGAAGCTACATCCATGCCAATCTGGTAGTCAAGGCCAAGGTCTTTCCATAGCAGCTTGCCTAGCTCACTATCCTTGTTGCTCATTGCCCTGAACGTATCAGCAAATCCTTTGTGTAGGAGTCGCTGGTAGGCCTGCGGACTAAGTACCTTTTCTCCCATAGCTCCATAAAGGTTAAAGAGCTGTGTGAGGTTCAGTAGGGCAGAGGACGGGTTAAATACACCCAGCTTTAGAATAGTCATAGGATATGTCATGATTTTCTGCTGGAACCACAATACAGGTCTGCCACCAGCTCTCTCTTCGCCGAATCCCCAACTGTGCAAGGTGTTATTAAAGAACTTCTCAATCCATGTAGGAGTACCATTCACATCATAGATGTACTGCTTAGTCCACTTGGCCATAGCACTTCTCTTTGTTACATTCTCGTCGTCAAAGGCTCCAAAAATGCGGTTATACATACTAATGGAATCCCTCTTGAAAGAGTCCATAGCTGCATAGCGTGCAGTCTGGTTGAAATACTTCATAGTGGCAAGGTAAACATTCTGCTCGAATCCCTTGAAGCCCTTACGCTGTTTAGCATAGCCATAGAACCTGCCACGATTTTTCATCTTGACAGTGTTATCAAGCATTGCCTGAGCGTCAGTTATACTCATGGACATAGAGTCAGCCACTTGGCCTACTATCTTGGCATAGTCAAAGTCACCCATGACAATAGCCTGTTCTTGTGCCCCAGGTGCGCTGAACGTCTGTGGAACAACACGATAGTTAGCGTTAGGGTTTTCCTTGGCAAGCTCACGCCCCAGCTTGGCTGCCTCTGACAAGGAATTGGCTGTAGTTACGATATTATCCATAGCTACATTGCCGTCCTCGTCTACAATAGCCTTGCCGTCCTTGTCTACCTTGCAGACATACCAGCCGTGGAATACATGAGGAATATATCCCTTTAGTTTGCCCATGCCTGCTTCACGCTGATAGTAAGTTACCTGTGTAGTCCCCTTTAGGCTCTGGGTGGTTTCCACAATGTGAACATCTTTGTTCTTGCGGAGGTTTTCTAGCTCGGATGGCAGCACAGTCTGCTTTGCCGCACGCCTTACATGAGGTGCCTTATAGTTAATGGTCACAGTTCCATCAGGATTATGTACCTTGCTGATGATTTCAGCAAATGGGTTCTTATCCTTTAGGTCTGCAAAATCAGCCTCGGCACGGCGCAGGGTGGAGCTGGTTATGCTCTGATACTTGATTCTTGACTTGGTTTCATCAGCCAGCTTCCAAGCCTTATCCAGGAGTGCTCTCATTTTGTGATAGCCCTTGATGGTTTCAGCGTCATAGCCAGCCTCAATTAATTCTTTATTGGTGAAATCCTTTCTCTCTAGGTCGCCCTTTAACAGTATTTCGTTCAGGGCTTCCTTTCGCTCTTTGAACTTAGAATCATTCCGATGGAATCCCTCTCGCCAGCCTAGCAGCTTATCAACTTCGTTCATGCCCTCATTGAACTCAAACCTTAGCTTTTCCTGCTTGGCCATAGCCTGCTTGCCTTTCATAACAAACGGCTGGATAACTTTGTACTTCTTGCTCTCCCTGGTCGGGGAAACAAACTGATACTCAATAAGGTTAAGGTCTTTCTCCTCGTCACGCTTATCAATACGCAGGTTTTCCAGCTCCTCATGGTGGAATGGATTAAACTTGGCATTTGCCTTTTTAACCAAGCCTTTCATGTTGGCCACAAGGTTATTGTTGGCTCTGGCAGCAATAGCCACACCATCAGTCGATGGGCTAAGGTCAACACCACGGGAATATTTGTTGCCATTATTTTTGGTGCCAGCAAGGTTTACTGTTTCCAGTATTTCCCCTGTCTTGCTGTCGATGGTAATGATTCCATCATGGCCAGCCTTTTTGATAGCATTGCTAAGAGCTTTGCCCTTTTTACCCCCGAACATATTAGACAAGTCGGTTTTCCAACCACCATGACCAGTAGATTTATGCTCCAGCACCAAAGGACTCTTAAAAGAAATTTTTCCATATTCAAAGCCAGGTATCTGGTTTGAGCCGTTCATAGTGTCATGGGCAATATACTCCCCAGATGGTTCAATGCTTTGTGCAGACATATCCCCTGCCATTTTAGGTGATGGCTGGGTGTTATGGTAGTAACTCATGGTGTACGGCTTGCCATTTTCAGGCATTAAAAAAGCACTCTGTTTAGAGTGCTTTAACTCCCTTGAATACCTAACATCATTGATATTAGGATTGAACCGTTGTGACAATGGAATAATGTTGCCGTTGTCATCATAGGTGATAGGTGCTAGAGTCTTACGCGCTGCGTCAAACTCCTCACCTGTATACCCAAGTTTCTCAAGGTCTAATTTGCCAAGAACAAAATCATTACCTGAACCATAAGCCTGCCATTCCTGGGGTTTAAATCCATTCTTGGCAAGAATCTTATTGCACTCCTCCTCTGTTAATGCCCTGCCAATTTTTAGTGAACCAGAAATATACCAATTGCCTAAGTCGTTTTGGCTTGTCATTGGATTTGTAGCAAACTTATAACCACCATCAGTAGGCATTTCCTGTCTATCGGAATAAACTATCTGCCCTTTTTTGTTGATTGTGCTATTGGTATAGTCCTTATCATAGGCAATCTCACACTCAAAAACTACCTGATTGTATCGGTGGATATTTTTATAGTTTGTTGTGCCATCTCCCTGCTTGCCACCTTGTGGGAAGAATGGCAAATCGCCTGCGTGCCACCCTGGTCGATAAGCTAACGCCGTAATTGTTTTTGGATATTGTCCCTGCTTATTACGCTTGATATAGCCCAATTCTTCCAGCTTGGCAAGTTCCTCAGCGGAGATATTTTCTGTTTTTCTTGAATCGCCTGTCGCCCCTCCCTTAGAGTTTGGATTCTTAGTTGATGGAATATATTTTCTGCCGTTGTTATTGTCAGTAAACGCAAAAGTATCGTTAGCGTCTAGCCATACGTTCTGTGGCAGAGTGTCCTTGCTAGAAACAAAAAGTGCACTAGGTCTGCCTTTATCATCAACGGTAAATACCTTGTACACTTTCATGGTTTTCTTTGGAGCGGGTTTTGTTCTGACTGTATATGCCCTTGTCTGCTCCGGTATAGCATTTTCAAAACCTGCGGTCTTGGCAGCCTGCTGTACCATGTCACGTATTTTATCCAGCATAGACTCTTTCTTTGCTGGGTCACTTTCGTTCTGGTATACCTTTACAGCTGACATATACTTACTATCCTGCTCTCTAGGGCTAATTCTGTCTGGATTATTATCAGCAGAAGCAAAAGCGTAAGTATAACCAATAGGATTTACCTGATATGTATTTACAGGCTTTGCATTAGTCTCACGCAGCACAAGTTCTGTACCCTTGCGATAGAATACAGGCTTGCCATCATTGCCCTTTATATTCATCAGGATTTTGTTAAAGGCAATGTCTGCCCTCTGCAATTCCGTTACTGACAATTCATTAGGTAACTGCTGCTTTCTGCTAAGTATTTTAGGATTGAATCCAATAGCCTTGCAGAACTTATCCCACATAGCCTTTAGGCAGCCAGCAATCCTAGTGGCAAGGTCGCCATCAACATTGTTGACCGCACGCATGAGTTTTTCAGCTGACTCTGTATGAGTCATAGCGTCGCAGATAATCTCTTCCACTATTTCCTCGTCAGTCATTTTCTCGCCATCGAAAATTTTATTCCGATACTTATTGATTCGTGCCTCATTAAATAGCCCACTATAATTCTCCAGGCACGCATGAAGAACATCATATGCACCTGCATTTTCAGGGCTGGCCTTTAGCCAATGCACAAACTCATGTACAAAGATAGAATGAGCTGGAACCTTTGCCTTGCGGTTGATGAAGATTTCACCATTGTGGGTGAATACACCACGATTAGTCGTGTCACTTGACTCAACAAAATGGACAGGCACACCAATGGCTTTACCAAATCTGACAATTTTTTGCTCGCTCTGGCGGAGCTTGGCAATAGGCACCTTTGGCAGTCTGTCAAGCTCAGTGTTACTGTTGCCATTTTCCTTTAGAGATTCAGCAGAATGTGGATTTATAGGCTCAATAGAAAAAGCACTCTTATCACGTGAAGAGTGCTTTAGCTTATCGTCAACAAGTTTATCAAACTGTTTTTTTATGAATTTATATTCACCTAAACTTGGGGTAGCAGACCCGCTTCTAACATCATTTGCAAATCGCTGTCCATCTGCTCTTTGGTTGCGTTTGGAGACATCTTCTTGTAAATTTCCAGCCATTTGCTTCTGCTGTTTGTTGCCAGCAGTTGGTCGATTAATTCCATTTGGGACTCGTTCATCATAAAGGAAACACCTCCTAGCATATTCATACCTTGCAGCTATCTTAGACTTATTGTTTTCGTTGTTTTGAATCAGCTTGATTTGATAAGTAACTCTCATTGCTTTAGCAATAGGCAAATCAGAAAAAGCCCTATCAGCCTTTACATCGTCAGACAATGCGTCAAAATCTTTAATGGTATCGGTCATTTGCTGTGCTATTGTGTTACGCAAATTACGTTTAACCTCATCAGTGAGCTGTTCATCAAATACTTTTTGTGCTGCTGGTGTATCAGCTTCAAACTCTATAGTTACATTTTCCTGCTGATTGTTCTTTTCGTCAACAGGACTTTTCTCCCTACTATATTTTGCTCTTGGCTCTTCAAAGATATTTGCCTGCCCACCATTAGCAATCTTGTCTTTGGCACTGGCAATGTCTTTCATCAATGAGAAATCATCAGTACCCTTAAACATAGTTTCCTGCTTAGGGTCCCCATGTCTTAGATTATTATCTGCCAGCTGGGCAATGAAGTTAGTCAGCTTTTTACCGCTCTTTCTGAACCCGTCCATAGCCTTAGCCAATGCTTTAGTTTCTGGTGTCAGCTCTGCTTCCTCGAACATAGATGTTTCTTTCCATATTCTTTCGGCAGGTTTTCCGTCAAGTACAGCACTTCGCAGGGCATTGATAGCATTAACCAGATTATCACGCAGTTTTAAATCATGGGCATTGCCATTCTCTATCATGCGTTGCAGTTTAGCAATGGTAGCAGCATTTGCATTGAGGGCATTGATTAGGTTCTTGGCCTGCTCATTGGTTGTCTCTGCAAATGTATCAATCAGCTTATCATTGCCATAGGCAAGGGCAAACAAAGCCCGCTGTGCTCTCATCAGTCCGTCCTTGCTGATACTACCGTCCTCTGTATAGTAGGCGTTGCGTTCATCAGCAGGAAGAATATCCTCTAGGAGTTTGCTGAGGAAGTATTTGTTGTTCCCCATCAGTTCCCCAGATTCATTTGGCTGGTACATATTGAGGGTAGATGGCTTTATCTTTTTGGCATCCGTTTTGGCCTGTTCACTGGCACTCATGCGCTGACCACCAGATGTATCGGTAGTAATAGCCTTTACATCGTCCGCAGTCAGTTCATCATCCACTACCTTGACAAGCACAGGATTTTCCATGTGTTCTATGTTGTCAGGATTAAGTCCCAGTTCTTCCGCATGGTCAATGAGATACTGCTTGTACCCGTGGTCAGTACCATTCTTGACTGCTGTACGGATAGCCATGATTCTGCCATTACCATTGAGTACCACACCATCTTCACGGATAAGAGGAGCACCATGATTGAGCATACGATTTTCAGCCAAGTCAGCAGGGCGCAGCTTACCTGCAATCTCTGCTACCTGTGTGAGATTGCCCACACGTTGTCTATTTCTAGGCTGTAGCTCGCTAGGGTAGTCCTTATTCACGGAGCCGTCAAGATTGTTGGAGGCTGTGATTTTGCTCTCGGGGCGCACCTCATAATGAACATTATATTCCTTGCCATCGGCAGTAACTACCTTGGTGGATTTACCACTTGTATGAGGTTCAGAGTCACTATCTGGCACATCCCTATCACCGTTGCTTTCGTCATAGAGTTGCTTTTGCTCTTTAGACATCTCCACATTGTCGTCCATTTCGCCAACATCTTCTTGGGTTTCCTCATACAGTTCAGGCTTTGCTACCACACCTTTTTTTACCAACTCTCGATAATATTTCAGTTCCTGTGGAGTGAGTTTGACAACAGTATCGTTATCATCTTCAAGGTGAAGCTCGCTTTTCTTGCTGTTTACCCAGGTATCTTCATTGGCGGCAGCCTGCTCTATAAGTTCCTTGCGCATTGGCTCATTAGAAGCATTAGGATTATCATTGCTCTGTGGCTTGGTCTGGCCTTTGGTAGACTCCTCTTTCTTCACATATTCCTCATGGCTTTCCTCGCCATTATATTCAGGCTGGTAGGTGCGATAACTATCCTCGGTAACACCGTTGTTCTTTGCCAACTGTGGTGCGCCCTCTGGCGCCCTATCCTGCTGGGCAAAGCCATTCTGTCTTAACCACTTATAGTAGTTATGCTCGCCTTTATTAACTTTTACCTCATTGCCATTAGGTGCCACGGCAAAATACTCTTTACCACGCTCCTCGACTCTGCCACCGTCTCTTATCAAGGCCTCAATCCTGCCAGCCTTATTCATGGGCTGGCCTTTGTATTTAGTCTTGGCTCTAAGAGCCATGCCATGATTATTCTTGGTAAAATTACTCCCAAGGGTATTCAGGAAAGAACGGAGTCTAGTTTCGGTGGTGCCATACTGATGAATAGCTCCAGACCATGCAACAGCACTATCTTCTATTGCTTGTCCTTCTTCGGCTGAAATATCTCTATAGCTTTTAGTGCTGCCTCTTTTACCTTCTTCTGATACGCTTCGTTCGTATCTTCTGGCTTTGTCTGCGATTGCTTCAAGTCCTGTGATTGCATAGTTTAATTTCCTCCATGATACATTATTCTTGCACTGCTCGGTAACAGTAGTTGTCAAATAATCTTTGACAACTGACTCTACTCTCAAATACTCATTCTGAATTTCGGTAGTAGAGTTTGCCAGAGAAGCACCAAAGTTCTTGCGCATAGACAACAGCTGATTCCATGCGTTCTGCACTTCCTGTGGCATATTATTATCCACTACCATTTTACCACCATTGGTATAGAAAGCACCAGTCAAGCCCTGTGGTCCCTGCTGAATAACAGACTCCATGCGCTTATTGAAAATGTCCTTTTGTCTAGCTCGGAGATATTCCAGAACATCATTAAAGCCAAGCTGGAGATTGTCAAACATCTTGTCAAGATATTCCATAAAGCCACGCTCAACAGGGCTTAGTCCTGCCAAGAAATCCTCGCTATTCAGGTGGTCAGACTCTATGGCAGGTGCCTCCAACTGATTCTCATTGTAGGCAGGTTTGCCATTATACGGAGGAGTAATGACAGTATCTTCCACTGTTCCCTCAATTCCCTCAATGGCAGGTTCTTCACGCTGTACATCGGTAGATGGCATACGCTCCCCCTGCACAGCTGGTAAAGTGTTTGGCTTTTCTATATTCTGATTCAATACCTCCAGCGGGTTGATACCTTTGTCGCGCAGGTTTTGAGCCATGTATTTGTTAGCACGATTCAGCCCATCTAAATTGTTACTGTTGATAAATCCCTCTATAGCAGCAGTTCTAACAGCCCCGTTGCCGTCCCAGCTGGTTGTTGCTTCTGGATTTTGCAGTAAGGCTCTCGTTATAGCTTTTGCTTTTTCAATATCTGTTTCAGCGTTTAGAGGTGTGCTATTAGTCGCTTCATCAAGCAACTGGCGTACAGACTTTATGTCGTTCTCAGCAAGAGCTTCCTGTATTTGCTGTTGTACCTGTGGTGGCAGATTAGGCATAACACTGATGAGTCTACCCCTATCCTCATCAGTAAGCACAGAATCGTTTTGCTGGATAGGAGGTCTTGCCTGCCCATTTAGTTCTCTATTTGCAGCCGCAGCATCCGCCATAACACCATTTTTGACAGTTTTGGTCCTAGCTGTATTGTCAGAATAAACCTGCTGACTAATAGCGTTGACCTGCTCATTCATCTTGAAATTGTCAGTAACCTTGAATGTTTTCCCCTGCCGTTCCATAGTCTGGCCGATAGGAGAAGAAGCAAAAATATCCGCAGCCTTTTTGGTGGCAAATGTTACCTGCCCATTGTTCAGAGCTGTAGACACAATACGCCTCATAGGAATACGGCCATGTACCTCTGCTGGGTTCACTGTCTGCTGATAGCCTAACTCCTTGGCCTTTTCTGTCAGCTTTTCAGTATCATCACCATACTGCTGTAGAATATCCTGAGCCTGTCTGCCCTTTTCCTTAGTGGCCTTGTCGTCACTTTCCTCTAGCTTGGCAAGGTTTTCAAGGAACTCATTAGCTGTCCCCTGTGATTGCTCACCATCTTTAGGGAAGAAGTCTAGCTTGGAAAAGTCCTCATTGGTAGAATCCCAATCAAGGATATTGCCACTACTGCTAATGCCACCGCCTGATTTGTTTTTAAACTTGTTATACCGCTCCATGACAGAGGGAACATACTTCTGTGTTTCTCCTGACAGCTTGGAAATATCCCCATTTACGCTATCAAGACTACCAGGGCCAGCATTGTAAGCAGCAAGGGCCTTTTCTACATCGCCATTATACTTATCCAGCATTTGACGGAGGTACTTTGCTCCACCCTCTAAGTTGCCTCGGAGGTCGCTAGGGTCCACTCCTAGCCCCTCGGCAGTGCCAGGCATTAACTGCATAATGCCCATTGCGCCTGCCTCTGACTGTGCAGACTGATTGAATCCGCTTTCCTGCTCTGCCATTGCTGCCAATAGTGCAGGGTCAAGATTGTACTTCTCAGCCATTTCATTGATAGCAGAATCCACATCAGCATCACCGGAGTAAGAGCCATAGCTGTTGCCGATGTTATCTGTTTTCAGTCCGCCTAAATGCAGGTGGTAGCCACTGCCAGCGTCATGGAACAATACCTCGTCAAATACACCACTGTTCTCAAATCTCTGTTTGATTGCCTCTGCTGTTTCAGCAGAAGTGCCATCAGGCAGAACAATGTCCAAGGCATCACCATGCTCGCCGTCGCCAACATGGTAGGAGTTCTCTACACCGCCTACTTCCTTGTTGTGCTCACGGGTTCTAAAAGCGCTAGAGATTTGAGCACCCTCAATGCCAAAGTCATTGACCAGTACACCTGCAACCTGTGGAATAACAGACTGATACCCGTCTTTCAAGTGTGCTACCTGCTCATCAATATCAGCTCCCTGTGTGGAAATTTCAGCAGTGCCAGCACCGAAGAGGTTGTTGTTAACCTGTGGAGCTGTATCAACCTGTGGCACATCAGACATTCCCAGCTTTCGGGCTGCCAATCTAGCACCACCGCCAGCACCAGCCATAAGAGCTGTAGGCCCAATAGTGGATTCAAAAGCCTCTGTCTGTTCGTCGTTCCAATTCCAAGGCAAAATGCCCCAATCAGTATCAGGCTCAACGCTGTCTTGAATACCCTGCTGCCATGCTTCCTGTGCACCTTCGTTCATCGCTCCAAGGCCTGCCCAGCCAGCACCTTTTGCAAAGTCAACTGCCTGTGATAACTTAGGATAGTTTGCTAATGCACCACCAGTAGCAGAGACGGCTTTACCGCCATTATATGCAGTCTTTAATCCCTGCCCTACTTTCTTTAACGCTCCCAGTCCTAAAATGTTTGTAGGCGCAAGCAACGCCATATTTTCGCCTGCTACAGTCCTTGCTTTATCCTGCGCTGTTTCCAGAGAGTCACCATTGGCTAAGGAATCACGCATTTTTTGACCACCCTCAGCCATAGACTCCAGTCCAGCTCCAGCAAGTGCACCACCTATACCAGCAGCAGTAGCACCAACGCCAACAAATGGTGCTGCCAATGTTGCAGCTGCGATAGGTGCAGCCAAACCAATTCCAGAGCCTATCAGATTACCGGTATCACGAGGTAGGCCATTTATAAGATAGTCCCAAGAGAAATCAGCTTCAGGCTTTTCGCCCATAGCCATTTCCTGTGCAGTGACATAGTTATTGGCATAATCTCCAAGCCCTGTTGGCCCACCTAAAAAATCATCAATATTGCCCGCTGTCCCAAGAGCACTATCAATTACTGATTGGCCAAAAGTACCTCCAGGTAAATCGCGCACATTAAAGCTATTATCTGCGGTATTTTTTAAGTCTATCGCTTTTGCGTATTCTTCTGTATTGAAAGACAATGCACCATGTCCTGCTGTCTTAGCTAACCCCTGTCTAACATCATCTGTTAATTCTAACATTTTTATCCCCCTTTAGTATTGAGATAAGTATTGTTCTTTTACTTCTGGAGATATTTGCTCCCAAAGTTCAGCAGCCTTATTCTCATGCCCTGCACCTTTTTCTCTTAAAAATTGAGTAGCTGCTGCAAGACTGTAGTAATGAGAATATGCTTCTGGACTCATCTTATCCTTATTATCAATTACGAGCCGTGTGAATTTATCTACATCATCTGCTCCGCCATCACCGCCGTTTAGAGCAATATTACTAGGGTTATTAACGGAGTCCCATGCATATTTCCAACCATTCTCTAATTGATTTTTCAATTCAATATCTTTGCTTGACATTTTCACAGGCTGTCCATTAACCGTATAATAATTACCATCGCTGGATTTCAGTCCAGAAGCACCAGAAGTAGTTGATGTTTTATTATTAACTCCGGTAAGCATTTGTGCAATCATGGTGTCCGGAACGCCTAATGCCTTCATCTTCTGTGCCCATACCATTTTTGCCTGCTGCTCAATCGCATATTTATCCTGCAAATTCTTAGCATATTTTGCTGTCTGTAACTGTGCATTGAGTGCCATATTTGCCTGCTTAAATTCCTGCTGTTGTTTAGCCAAATCCTTCTGATAGCCAAAGTTAGTTTTAGCGTCCTGACGCTTATTGCCCTCTGTCCAAGTGTCCTTGTAAGATGGGAAGTAAGCTCCCAGCATAGAAGCTCCTGCCTTGTCTACTCCTGCATAGCCAGCAAGTGCAATTCCAGCGGTACCTAAGTCACCATTCCTTATAGCGTTAAGGTACATATTCTGGTACTTAGCTTTTTGAGCTGTAGCAATTTCGTTGTCTACTCCAGACAATTGCAATGCCTTGTCTATGGCAGCATAGGAGAAGCCTTTATCCTTTAATGACAAAATCAGCTTTGCCTTATAGTTGGGGTCGAGAGGGTTTAAAACCCCCTGACCCCCATCTGAAAAGGATTTGCACTACCGCCATTCTGTCTGTTCTTTATCAAGTTCCACCCTGCCTGAATGTCATAGGTGTTGGCTGCGGTAGGTGTCTGAACAGTCTGCTGGTTGCCCACTGTTGGAGTCGTAACACCCTTGGCAGCGGTAGCCGGTGCTGTCCCTGCATTGGTAGGTGCCTGTTCAACTACTCCCTGTGTTGGATTTGTTATTTGCGGATTCAGCAGTTTGCCATCAACCAAATCCTGATAGCTGAACCCCTGATTACCTGCCACCTGTGCTGCTCTCAGCTGGTCCTGCAAAGCAAGTGCCTGATTGTAGTCGGCATTATTGGTCGCTAAGAAAGATTGGATTGGTGCTCCTGCTGACTGTGCCTGCTGTCTTGCCTGTTCAGCCGTAGCATGAGCACGGAGCATGGCAGCTTCATCACCTAGCTTCTGTGCTCTGGCATAATCATTCTTAGCGTTCATAATAGCCATAGAGTACGGATTGTTAAGGTCTACACCATAATCAGCACTGGCATTGTATGGAGAAACCTGTGTTGCCTGTAGCTTTGTCCCTGAATTTGGGTCGACATTGTAAAGGCTACCATCGCTGTTCGCTCTCATCATTCGCGTAAAAGGGCTGTCGGAATTGGCAGTAAACTGATTAAAGCCGTTAATAATAGCATTGTCGTAGTCTATCTTGCCACCATTTCCACTGATGGTACTATTTGTACCATCTTTACCTTGGTTAAGAGCAGCCTTTAGTGTTTCGATTGTATCGTGTTCATTTTGCCTAGCCCTCATGCCAGAGCCATACATCATACCAAGATTGAAAAGTTTATCATTTAAAGTTGACATATCATTGTGCCTCCTGTTTTAGAAAAATCCTAATCCCATCTGTTTGCCTACCCAACCTGTAGCCAAGCCTAAACCTGCATTAAGCAATGGACTGCCACTGCCATCGTTGCTCTTTGTGTTGCTTGTACCACTGCCACGCAAAGCACTAACAGGGCTGTTAATAAAGGTATTAGCCTGTCCCTGTGCCAATTGAGCCAAGGTACTGTATGGCTGATAACCTGCTGTAGCAGCCTGAATCTGCTGACCTGCCAAGTTGCCAAGCTGGCTGACATTCTGGTTGTAGTTTTGAGCCATTGCATTTGCTACATTGCCCTCTACATCATTGAGTGCCTTGTTAGTTACAGAGCTGTTCAGCACCCCTCGATTAGCAAGACTGGTAATATTAGAACCTACTGTACTGTTGACTCCTGACTTTATAGCGTCAGCCATGTTCTCTGTGTAGGCTGTTGGTAATTTGCCATTTAGCAAATCACCATAAGTGTTCTGCCCACTTTGAATCATGCCACTTGATTGGCCCAGCAGATTGTTGAAAGTGTCGCTTTTTACTCCTGTGTTAAATTGATTAAGCATAGAAGTAATGCCAGTTTGAGCATTAGCGGCATTATCTTTCATGTACTCCATTATCTGCAATTCTTGTGCACTAGGCGTATAAGAAGATGATGAAGAAGAACCTCCTCCTTTGCCACCACCTCCTCCGCCGAATAGTTGGAGGTCGAATTTAAAATCATTCATTGTTTTGGTCACCTCGAATCTGCCAAACAAAAATATACTTCTTTCCATATTGGGTAGCAGTCAGCTTCTCGCCTGCTTTATTTATGCAGTGATACCGTCTGTACCCATCCTTACACTCCTCACTCTCTATTTTGAATCCTAATGCCCTGATGAAAGGTTTAGGCTTCCGCAGGATATAGGCAGACATTGAGGATAATTCAAACTGCTGGCACACCTTATAGCCAATGTCAACCCAATACTTTAAGTCACCGCACATCTGCCAAAAGTAAAGGCCTGTATCCTCAATTTTGTATTCGCACAAGCCATGTTCTGGCTCATAAAAAAATGAGAAGCCAGTGTTAAACTGAAACTTCTCACCTGTGTGTTTTTCATACATTTGTATGTATTCTTTTAATGTTTTGCTCATATGAAGTGCCCTCAAATTAATGTTGTAACATCTATAACGAGATAATTTGCCCAGCCTGGGTAAGTACCTCCTGAGCCATTACGGCCAGAAGTTTTAGTATAACAAGTAAGCACTCCGTTTGAGTTTACCCAAATATACATATCGTAAGTATATTTATTGTCAGAGTGTGTATTTGACCATTCTTTTAAGCTGACAAGACACACGCAATTCTCACGTTTTGAGCCATCTGGGACTGGGATTGTGTCGCCATGATATGCGACACCGGTAATAGCTTTAACACGGATAGCAGATAGCTTCTTTACCGCAGCATCCAAAGTCTTATCATATTCAGTAAACCTATTATCTACATAGTGTTTCAGCTCTGCAACCTGCTTCTTTAGCTCGTTGGCTAGAGCTTCGTAATAGTTCAAATTCTCGTTGAACTGCCTGTAGATTCGCTGGATTTCCATAACGTATTTTGGCCATGCTGTATTTTGCCGTTCGACACTGCCAGGCGCAACATTAACAGGATAAGCAGGCTCATAGTCGTAAACTCTTTGCCCAGCCATACTTTTTGATGTAGCTGTCTGGGTAGTAGTCTGCCCATTTACTGCTATAGACAATTCAAACGCATAGCTGTCAGGCTCATTGTTGCCCACCTCATTACTATCCCTAGTGTATGTAAACGTGTGATTAGCAGGATTAACTACTAATTTTGCACCATTACTGTATTCAAAAGACAATGCCTGGTCAGTTATTGGCAATGCTGTAGTAACATAGGCAATACCATTAACTGTTACATCAATGTGGATAGTAGGGTTATGAACTATGGAAGGCATAGTATATTCCAATGTTCCGTTGATAAGGTTCTCATCATCACCAATATTCTCTGCTACAAAAGAAACGATTTCTGCTTTTGGTATGTCGGTGGTAAGGTTCAGCGTAGCAGTATCTTTGCCGTATCTGCTGGATATGTCAATTTCAAAAACATAAATATCTGGCTGTAGGTCTGTTGTGTCAGCCTGTGCTCTATCATAAGTCCATGTTTTATCCTTGGGGTTCAAAGTAAACTTGGTGCCGTCTTTGTAATTCCACTCCATAGTATCAGCATAGTCTTTATTTTCTGCTGATTGCAAATAACCATTATGAATAACCGTTACTCTAGCAGTGGAATTATCCATGTTAGTAGCATTGAAAGTTCCTTTAATGGCGGTATCCGTATCTGATACCTTCCCTGTTGAGAAGTCCTGTATATCCGGTGGGAATCCCACATTAGAAATAATACCTAGCTGTGCGTTTACAGTACCTATTGTTACTTTTATGCTATAAACATCAGACTTCATATCGCCAATGTTTTCGGATTTTCTAGTGCAGGTAAATGTCTTGTTACCTAAGTCCATCGTAAAAACAGTATCATCTAGCAAAGTCCAGTTAAGAACATCTGTCGCAGTTGTGATTTCCTTTTCCTCACCACTCATATTGGTACTGTTCGCTGTAACTTCAACGGCTATCTTTAGCCCTGCTGGCTTAATAATGCTCACATCACATTTACCTGTAATGGCTTCATCGAGGTCGTCTAGGGCATTGGCGGAAAATTCATTGATTGTGATGTTTTCTTTGGTTTCAACATTCAATACATTAGTCTGTGTGCCGCTACTATCTGTCCAGGTAAATGTGAATACATATTTGTATTTATCATTACCAACCTCGCTATTAATCCGCTGGTACACCCATGCGCCGGTATTGAGATTAATAGACATCATGGAGCCGTTGGCATAAGAATAAGTCACTGTCTGACTGTTGCTGTAGGTGTGGGCAGAGGCGGTAAATGTAGCTCCTGTATTGTCATTATACAGCGATACCGCTAACGACTCTGTGCCGTCATTCAAAGCACCTGTTATTTTCAGCGTACCACTTATGAGTACATCACTGCTTAGTGCGCCGTTTGCTGTGGAAGATAATGTTACCGCCATAAAATCACTCCTTATACCTCTGCTACTGCCATATCAATGCGGTTTATTAATATAGCTGAACCCTCCCCCTCTAAGCCTACACCAAACATATTCTTCCTATACACCAGCCACTTTGTGGCAAACTGTGTATTCATTGGGAACAAATTCCGTGTGTCCTCCATGATAGGGGTATCATCTGCATATATCCTAGAAGCCTTTTCGTTGGCCTCTTTTAAGTCAATCTTTATTTTGTTTTCCGCTGTTATCATCTGCGCCCTATCGAACTCGTCCAGCAAAGGCGCATAGGTAATACGAATCCTTTTAAGTAAGAAATCATAAAAGGAAGTATGGCTCTTGGCCGTCATTGCCCATTCCATCTTGCTTTCGTCCTCGGAATACTTTTCGTCAAGGTAAATCCCTGCAAAAAGCTCTACAACTTTGTGTGCCCTGGTCAACATGAAATAGTCCTTGTAAGGGCAGACATCGTTTACAGCGGAATAGAATTTTCTTTGAAAAAATGCTTTGAATGACAGGTCATAGCAAATAAATCTATTCTCATAACCTGCTATCCAAATCTGATTTAATGCTGGCAGAAACTTTACCCAGCTTGTTTCTACCGAGAGGGTAGATAGTAGGGAAAGTATGCCATTTGCTATATTGGCCGGTCTTACATCGCCATAGTCAACTGTGGTCTGTAGGAAGAACATACCCTCACGGCCAACTATGAACACTCCGTCCTGCACAGCTGTAAAACACTGTGGGTTAAGACACGTTATATTACGTGCTATTTCTTTCAGAGTCCAATCGGGGTAGTCCCCTGCAAGTCTATAAACCTTGCCATCATTCTTAATAATTACAATATCAGAGGATAATGCACAGGCACCGGCAATATATGCCTGTTCCCGCTCACCCTCTTTATAACCTATATCAACCCATTTAGAAGTAGAATCGTCGCTGCTGACATCATACCAGCCACGCATGTCACCCACACATGAGCATTGCAATCTGTATTCATACCATGTGTAAATGCGACCGTTCTTAACAAACACACCATTGCACTTGGATGGTGAATCGGAAATTGATGTGTGTGTTTCTTTACACTTATAATACTTGTTATTATATCGAACATAGCTTACATCTTTAGTGTAATTAGTTTCCAGAGAGAAGTCATTGGCTACTGCATTTTCAGGCAATGACTCTACCTGCTCCCACTGATAAACATTCTGTTCGTCCTCGAAGGTAATCCTTATGGTGGTTAGCTCCGTACCATTCCAATACTGTAGCCTGCCACCACTGGCAATAATCAAGCCATTTTCCCACATAACAGCTGTAGGAGATTTATTCCCAGACAATGAACCGACCTTTTCCCTGTCATAGATGTGAGTTCCGCTCATGTCTACAAGGCAACTTTTATAAACGGCCTTTGTGTTCTTGTCGGTAAATAAAAAGACATTGTTTACTTCATCATAAAACAGTTTGTCTATGGTGATATTGTCAGGGCATTGGAACACTGTAGCAGTACCGCAGCAGGTCTGTAGCGCGCCTGTGGTGCGGTTAAACTCCATGTTTACGCAGTCAGCCATCTGATTATCAGCAATCATATCTGGTACTGTGGTGGTATTTAAACCACCTGTGAAATCGCCATAGGAAACAATATTCTGTTGGTGTTTAGAACTTAAATTCATTTAGCCCACCGCCCCTAATGCTTGCGTAACAATCTGTTCCAGCTCCTGTCTCATAGCAGTATCTCTTTCAACGTTAAATTCATGCTGATTGAGGGCATATATTACCGCTAGGTCGATGATAATTGCATGGTAGGTATCATTACCCTCGAATGGCAATTCATCGCTATCAGAGGCCACCTCACGAGGAATAGAGAAGTATTTTGTGTTTACATAGTCGCTTTCATCATCAGCCAAGAAAAATCTTTTACCTTTCTTGATAACAGGAAAACCGCCTGCAAATCTAACAAAGTTATCCGGCACTTTGTTTTCGATGTTTTTACTGACTCTTAACTCATTAATCAATATCGGGTCGTTCCTTGCTATCAAAGCATGGGACAAATACTTGATTGAGTCGTTAATGTAATTTATCAGCACATCGTCAAGGTAGCCTGTGTCAGAATCATCGTTAATCCGGTAACGAATCCGTTTCATTGCTTCACTTACTAACATGACTAAACCCTCCAAGGCAAACGCACTCTAGCGTTTGTCAGCCGCCTAGCTGGAATCATCTTCTCTGCATTATCATTGATAAAGTCTGTCAGCGCTGAAAAGTTTTCAGTCAGCACAATCTTTGTGGCCTCCACGATAAAATCAAAGAATGGTACAGGCAGGTCAACGGTATCGTCTTTGCTGTAATTTGGTAGTGTGTAACTGTAGAACAGCAATACCGGTCCCAGGGTAAAAATGCAACCACGATAGATAAGATATTTCCGCTCATCCAAATGCCCTGTTGACGGATGTAATTCATAACCATCCGGGCGAATAACTTTCACTATGGAAACAAAATCCTCCGGCAATGAAGCGCTGTGCAGCCTCTCTGCTATTTGCTCGCTGATAGGTGGAGCAAAATGCTGTTTGGTTGGGGTATCACAAATCAAAATAGACTTTGTCAGAAAGTCGGTATTGTGCATGGAGTAGTGGTTGGCCATAAGCCGTATAGCTTTGTTCATGGCATTTTCTAAATCCCAGTCAGAATACTGAACCTCATTAATATCTTTGAGGTCAATGCGAATCTGCTTGAAAATATTCTTTACCGCAATCATAATTTCACCCCATTAAAGTAATGCTTTTTGTGTGTGACTCTAAGAGCTTTGTGCACATCAAAAAATCTTCGCAGCAAATCAGCATATTCCTGTCTATCTCCGGCTATCTGTGCCTTGCGTGCTTGTATAAGCCACGGGTCATACTGCCACATTTCAGGCGGTATGTAACCCATGCATTTATAAGTAGCCTTACGGCTATCTCCCTCCTGTGTGGCCTCGTGTGCTGCTTCCTTTGCCGCAGCAATATCAAAAGTATTTCGCAGTCTTATTTTGTCTCCGTCAATATCAACTTCCTGCTTTGTAATCATTCGTCTCACCTCCATAAAATAAAAATAGCCCCTAATAAAAAGGGGCTATTCCTATGTACCGGAAAAGAAAAAATCAGCGTGCTACATTATTGATAACAGCAGAGGCAAGAGGCTGAGAAGCCTGTAGACTCAAAGTGGAAGTAATAACAAACTTCTCATAAGAGCCTGTCTTGGCCAATTCGCTATTAGGAATCAGATGTGGTCTAGTGAAATACCGCAAGCCCCAATAAGACGGGTCCATAAGAAAAATCTTATCATCAGAGCAATTGAGGTGGGACTTTGCTTCCAGCACACCAAAATCAGATTCATAGACATCTGTCACATCAGAAATCTTCTTGTCAGTCTGATTTCGGTTTACTGTATGAAGTTCACGTGCAAGGGTGCTAAACCGGCGCTTCTGTGTAGGGTTAAGCCAAATCTGTGTAGGGTGACCACCACGATAGAAAGCCAGCTCCATAGCGTCGTCAATCATATCAAGTGTGAACTTGGCATTGCCAGCGTCCACAACATTGTTGATTAACACTTTAACTGCTGTGCCAGCGTCAGTCAGAGTAGAAATACCATTAGTCTTTTCTACAGCGTCCTGCAAGCTGTTAAACAGAGTGAACTTAGTATCAGGCGTTGTATCGTCTAAACGAACATAATAACGCTGACCTGCCGTAAGTTCCTTTGGCAGCTTAGTTCCTTTGAGCATTACCCAAGAACCAGTTGACAAGCCATGTTGCTGTGTGGTCGTAACACTGCCGTCAGTTGTGGACAATGTAGCGTCTAACAGTTCCTCTTTCATAAAGTATGGAATACCACCCATCATAGCAAGAGTGCTGCCAGCTTCTGCATGAGCCTCTGCATTGCTCATAATGGCGTACTCCATATCGAAAGCAAGTTTCTTGCTGTAGTTGGTAATCTGACGAGAAAGCTCATCAGTTTTAGGCTTGTAGGTCTTGCGGGCCTTCTGCATTACATCAGATACCTTGCAGCTCTGAGCCATAATCTGACAGAAATTGTGTAAACGACCAACACCAACAGCCATTGGGAATTTGTACTCATCAAACTCTGGTCGCTGGTTCTTGCCCGGTGGCAATAGTTCATCAGTCTGCCACTCAATCTTCATTTCGTAGGCTTCATCATAAACGGGCAAATTGGACAGGAACGGGGTCTCGGCAGGGCTGATATTCGTAATCACCTCTGACATATCACGTTCCAAGCTACCCTCTGCCAAATAAGAGGCAGACTGGGAAGTTGTTTTCTCTGGAATAGGCATTTTATGCACATCCTTTCTAAAAATTTCTAAAAATTAATTATTTACTCATCAGCTGTGAAATATAGTTTTGCATAACTTTATCTCGCTGATACTGATTCATACTTCTAAGATTAGCCGTGTTGAGATGTGGTACATCGGCATTGTTCTGTGTGGTGCCGGCACGCTCAACATTTGGAACGCTTGCGGTAGGCTTTGGCTTGGTGGTCACATTAGCAGCATTCTGATAGGCCAGCTTTTTGCAGTGGTCATAATACTGACGGAATGTCGCAATGTCGTTAGGTGTCAACACTCCATTCTGAATATTATGCTCCGCAGCAAAGATTTTAGCAGCCACATTGTACGGCATGGTATTTTTAGCCGTTTCCATCAGCTGAATTGTCTGCTGGAAGTGAGGATTCTTTACCCGCTCATCGGCACAGAAGCTCTGGATTTCATTAACGCCCTGATTGTAGGCCTCCATTCTCTGCTGCTGTACAACCTCATTCTGAATGTAATTGTACTGCCCCTCTAACAACTTCTTGTTGTAGAGAGCCTCGAATTTAGTCTTTTTCTCAGCACCATCTTCCATAAAGTCAGCATTGGTCAAATCATCATCACTAATGCCTAGCTCCTGCATTGCAGCCGCTTTGGCCTGTACTGCCAGCTGACTAAATGCCTGCTGACGTGCCTGCTCGGCTGCCGCCTGCTGTTGAGCCATGAACTGCTGCCGCTGTTGTTCCATCTGCTGTCTCTGCTGTAAAGCAATAATAGACTGCTGCTGTTCTTGTGTCAGCCTGGCTGGGTCAAGATTGCCTGCACCCGCAGCCTGAACAACCTGCTCCATATTCTCATAAGGCTGTACGGCTGGTTCTGTAGGATTTTCCTGTGGTGGATTGGCCGCAGGTTCATTGCTCTCCTGTGGCACCTCTGGCTCAGTAGGTTTATCCTCTCCCAAGCTCAAAGAACGATTTCCGTTTTCATCAACTGAAAATGTGAACTTTGTACCACCATCATCATGGCTTTCAACATGGCTTTCGCCACCAGCCTCTGGAGTAGGCTCTGTTGCCGGTGCTTCCTTTGGTGTTACATCGGTATTAACTGTCATTTCGTCTCCCATGTTTTACTCCTCCTCTTTCTTTAACTTATCCTCAGCCAGCTTACCAGCAACCACAGTGGAATGAAGCATATCCATTATCATGTGACAAGCCTTGTATTCATACTGAATACTTTCAAGGTCACACACTGGCTGTTTAGCTATCTGGCTCAAAATCCGCCTCTCAATATCAGCTTTGAGTTCTGATAACATTGCTAACAGTTCCTCTGCCTGCCCCGCTTTCTTGACCTTGGCGAGGTTCTCTTTCTTTTGCTCCGTTCGGGAGCGTGCTATTCCTCTTGGCATAACTTCCTCCTAACACATCCATCAATTCCTTTACCCAAATATCAGGTTCAGGGACTCTTTCTTTTAAGTATTGGTCTATATAGCTTTGCTTGGCTTCTACAGGCAAATCCTTATAATTAGAGGTCATATTCATGCGCGGTATTGACTGTCTCTGCAATTCAGATTCCAATTTAACCTTTTGGAGCATTAGCATAGTATCAAGCTGTTTCTGTTCAGCCTGCTCTGCTGCCTGCTGTTTCTGTACCTGTGCCTGCTTCCACTGGTCGCTATCTGGGTCAATGAGATAATTCTGCACATTGCGGATTCCCATTTTCTCCAACAGGTCCTTAGCCGTCTCATACCATGATTTTTCAGTAGCAACACCCATATTCTGCAAGGCAGGATAAAGCTGCTGCATTATCATGATTAAATAATTCATTTGGGCTTCTTTTGTGGCGGCGCCCTGGCCTGTATTAACAACCAAGTCATAGTCAATATCCAGCTCCTCTGGGGAGATATTGACCATTTCATCATTTAGCCTAAACTGCTGATAAGGGTCCAAGAATTGCTGGTCCAGCTTAATGATATGCTTGATAATAGGCACCCATGCACATTCGGCAAAGATACGTGCTATCAGCTTCATTTTCTTGTCAGCAGCACCCATTACAGCGTTGATACCACTTGCGGTTTTGTTTAGGCTGTTTGAGTCAAGTCCCTGATTATACCTTGTACTGCCACTCTGACTTTCAATGTCATTCTGTGCGTACTGTACAAGAGTCATTGTGATAGGGTCCAGAGGAATATGTGGGCTGTACATGACAGCCTCCGCAGGACTCCCGTCCCTTACGGGTATAAGCTCATCACCATCAATGAGAGCGTCAGTGTCTACCTTATGTTCTGCAACGAACATCTGTGGTCGATTATTCTTGGCCACCGCAATGATAACCTGCCTTATCAGCACAGTTTTCAAATCCTGTAACTGTTCCAAGGTATCAGCATATGAAGTCTCTCCATACGGGATATATGGGTCAGGCTCAGGGGCAAAGATAAAGAACGGAACACTTCTAAAGGTGTTTTCCTGTATTGCGATTGGCACATCGCCAACAGCATGAACAATGACCTTTTCCAATATTCCATCATTGTTGTAGTCAACATCAAGATATGCCTCATAGAGAACTAAGTCCTTAGAAGCATTATCATCATCGTTTAGGAAATTGCCATAGGAATCAAAATACTTATTGGTGTACTGGTCGTAGCCTGTACGCTTACGGTCGTCAGCTTCCTTAATGGCTTTATCAACATCTTGGAACACACCCTCTAGCTCTTTGCTTTTCAGGTAGCTTCCCTTGACCATTTTGCGTTGGGCTACAAATTTGCTTTCAGCCAAGGTGTGCCCATCGGGAGTGAAGCGAAGTTCTGACGGACTCATGTTCTCAATAACAGGGTTATTAAAATGAGTCTTTATTTCATCATACTTAATGATAGCTGCAAGCCCATCTATGATAGTCATTTCCTTGATTTCGATTTTCCCCATCTGCTCCAGCTGTAAGAATTGGTCCAGATTGGAACTATCCACCATGACTTCCATTTCATTTCTGGTCTCGTCCCGCTCCCAGTAAACTTTGGCCACTCCCAGGTTAGTAATCAATCCCTCTTTGATGAAAGAGTAGAGGAATCTGAAATAGTCATTCTTTTTGTTTATCTGGTACTTAACAATGGACTGTAGCTTTTTGGCTGCTACATCATCCTGTAGCGACTGCCCTTTAATATCGCAAGGGTCGTCGGTGCCAATAAAAACTTCCATGATAGATGGTAACATCCAATCTATCGTTGTTTTTACATCCCGACTAATCCAATCGGATAACTCAGATATTTTTGGAAACTTCTTTCTGAAAAATTCTTTGGGAGCGTCATAGATTTTCTTCCTCCGTATCAAGGATGGCTCTATTGAGCCTTGATAGAATTTCTCCGCAGAATCACGACTTCTTTTGTAAGCAGCCATGATTTTTTCTTTTTCCTTTTTCTTTAGGGTTTTTAGAGACACTTCCTGCCTAGGCTGCTTTATACTGCCTTGCAGAATCTCTAACCCCTCTGTTATCTCCATAGCTCTCCTCCTCTCTACAGTGCACCCCATTTGGCTATCTTGCCAGCTTTTCTATATTTCTTATATTTATGACTCCAACCGCTCTGCACAGGGAAAGCAAAGGTCAATGCCAAGGCATCCGCCATATTCGGGGATTGTACGCCACGACGCTTCATATCGTCTTTACTTTCCAACTGGTGTTTACCATAGCGATTAACAAAAGCCTCTGGAGCTACCAGCTCGTCAGCTAATGCTTCATTATCAATGCAGCCACCATTAACCAACCACTCTTTCATAGCGAACCACATTTCAGCACGCTTGTTGACGTATTCTTCTTTGTCTGATTTACCACCAAACTGAACAATACGCCAATTATCACGCCCCATATCCTTGCCGGCAGAGTAAATACCTGTACCATAGCCCATATCTATGAACACAGCACTAGCTCCGTATTGGTCTTGGAAACCTGCTATCATTCTGGCTACAGCAAGGTCATTGTCGTTCTTTGTGAGAGTTTTTAAAACATGAGAATATATCCCCTGCCTCATTACAATAGCCAACATATCCTGCCCTGTCCATGCAGGGTCCACACCGATGATTACTGGAGAAAAGGAGTACTGCTTCTTCTCAGGTCGTCTTTCCCTAGCTTCCTGCACCACACCTCTAGATATTAGCTGATTGGCAGCTGCATCTGGAAATAGCCCTCGTACTCTGACCTTTACGAAGTCAGAATCCTCGCCATATTCCGCTACCCATTGGTTAAGTACCTTTTTGTTAGAAATGGCTACCGTTCTGGAATCAATCTGTTTTGTATCCCATGTGCGGTGCTTACTATGGAAGCACTCATAGAATCTACCGGTATTACGGGTAGGGTTCCCGAAAGCACACCAGATTATCTCCGTATTGGCGTCAGTCATAGCACCCTCGGTAACTTCCCATATCTCATCGATAATAGCGGAAGCCTCATCAAAGATAACAAGTATCCTTTTGCCCTGGTTATGAAGTCCAGCAAATGCCTCTGGGTTCTCCTTACTCCAAGGGATAGCGTCTATCCGCCATGTCTTTTCATGCTCTTTATCAGCAGAGAAGATGGCAGTAGCCGTTATCTCAAACAACTCACGGCCTATGAACATGCGATACCACTTAGACACCTCTGGCCAAGTCTTAGAGCGAAGCTGTGTCTCTGTATTGGCTGTAACAATGCCTCTAGTATCCTCATGCGTAGATACAGCCCATAGCACTATCCATGAAACCAGAGCCGACTTTCCAATCCCATGACCTGATGTCACAGCCAGCCTTATTACTTCTTCAATATTTATGAGGCCTTTACCTAGCTTTTCAAGTATCTCAATCTGCCAGGCATCGGGACCTTTATAGTTCACCAATTCATCCTTACCCCAAGGAAAGCAGGAATACACAAATCCTAATGGGTCGTGGGTAAATTGTGCCAAGAACTCTACTAATTCACTTTGTGGATTGCTCATGTGCTCACCTCGTAATAATAGGGCTAGTTGGAGTTGCACCAACACACTCTGGAATCGCCCATAAAAAAGGCGGTATGCCATAAAGACACACCGCTAATAAAAGGAAAGGAGGATTATGAAAAACTCAGCCTACTATAAGGCCATTACCTCATAGCAGACATATAAAAAGGCGGTGTTACCCGCCTTAAAAAATGTTAGGTCACTGGCGCACAACAGCAGCCTAACACTCCCTTGCCTTTACATCTATTGTGTTCATCGCCAGGCGCTTGTGAGCGTACTCTATCTGCCTCTGCCTAGCTTCCTGTAACTGATTGCTGATATTGATGTCCTGGGTGATATTTACTTCCTTTGGAGCAAATCCACCTAGTATCTTTGTCATATCAGCCAACGCAGCTCTCTTTACACTGTCATTCTCAGTGCTTTGAGCTAAGTCTACATACATATCAAATACCTCTGTCATGGACAGACTATATATACCATTTTTAGCCATCTTTGCTTCCTGTATGCTTTCCAAATGTGTCAGGTAGTCAGATACGCCCTTTTCGTCAAGTAGCTTACTCCCCTTAACTCCTAATGCCGTTCTGGAGGTTCCTTTGTAGCCAGCCATTTCTGCTGCCCGTGTGGCGTTCTGTGTTTCGTGATAGTACTTACAAAACAGATACTTCTTATAAGTCAATCCGTAAACTTTTTTAGCTCGCTCTGGTTCAGGCATGACTCCATTTTTCTTTAGGCCATTTACTCCTAGTTCCAAATTCATATCATTTAGCAACGCCACTTAAATCACCTCCTTTGCTTGCTTTCCATTTATCTTTTTGACTTTAGTGTTTTTTATGGAAGCAAAGTTTATAATTTTGCATATTTTGTGCGAGAGGGGGACTCCATAGAGTAAATAACAGGGGTAAATATAGGTAGTCCCTACCCCACCCCCTACCCCCTGTTTTTTATGTGTATATGACATTATTAGAACAACAATTAACTACGCGCCTGGGGGCGAGCGACCGCGCCTACACACACGCTAGCCACGCCTGCCTACACGCCTATTACATCCGATAATTGACAGTTATAGGAAGTAATCGCAAAAGCCCTCTAGCCCAGTCATATCAATGGATTGTTGGCGTTCAGCATTGGCGAAATCTACCATTATATTGTTTGACTTTTTGACAGTTTGCAGCAGGTGGACAAAATAGCAGAACATATCCATTAAATTATATAGTGTGTTCTATGTATCTATCTTCCTTTTAAATAAGCTCCAGATTTGTTACTTTGCTTTCATTTCAATAATTTATACTTTTGAATTAACAATAATGAATATCCTTGTCTATCAGGTTAAAAAGGAATAGATTTTCGAGTAGTTTGTTTAGATAACCCGAAAGATTCTTTATGATGTCACTGATGGCACTGGCAATACCCAAACTTCTTTATGATGTCATTGATAATAGCAAGACTTTAATGCAATATCACTAACAGTACTTTACTATGATACTGATGATATATATCAATGATAGTAATATCTTTATACTGATATATCCTTACCATATATCTATACTTCTTTATAGACTTTATAGCACTATACTATGTATCTAGCTTTATATGCTATCTTATGTCTATCTATCTTTTATATCTACTTATGTACCCTTTATGATGATACATAGGCACGAACATATATACTCCATACATTTATCTATCTTATCTATGCTTTCATCTGACACTTTCTCCTATGCTATCACTTCATATCTTTATAGCTCCGGCGCTTTCCTGCACTTTCTCCGGCTTCAATGCTGCTTTACTTCTATATGATACACATAGCTTTTGTGAGCTGGCTCAAGTGCTTTCCTTTGTCACATACGCATGTAAGCACATACACGCATATACTTACTATATAGCCTTTATCTATGCTTTCATGCTCCAGATAACACTATATTTCTAAGTCATTATGCAAATTATTTGATAGTTTTTGTATTAAGTCGGGATATTTTCTATCTCTGTTCTATTTATACAGCAAAAATCATCAAATTTGTACAATGAATTTATTATAAAAGGACAAAAGAAAAGGCCTGGCACACTCTCCAGACCTTTGTGTATACTATATCACTATATAAATATTATACCTTAAAATGGCTTTTTTGTCTATACTTTTGTGTTCTTTTTTTATGTTTATATATACTCCTCAATTCTTTGCTACATCTGACTTTGTAGCTATGCAGGTAAAAACGAACATCAAAATATTTTCAAAAAAGCATTGACAAGTCAAAAATACCGTGCTACTATGTAATCAAGATAAGCGTTATTGCTTATTGAAACAGCAATTTTATTTTATAGGCTTGTAGGCCTCCATCTGGGAGGCAGAAAGGATGGTATAAAATGAAAAAAAGATTTGAATTTGAATGCCGTACAGAGTGGTACGGCAACAATTACCATACCACAACCCTAGTCTATGACTGGGCAAAAGCATATCCCGGAGGTTGGGCCGGGCCTTACTTCGATAACCCGGCCATTATAAAGGCCGAAACGGTCGAGGGTGAGACATGGTCTGACGAAATGTCAGACTTTATCAAGTCTGTAGGTGCTACAGATATTGAGGAGGAGACGGAAAGGATGAGTTATCATGGATAAGAAAGTAGAAGTATTCGGCTTTTGGTGGCAGGTTTGGGAGGCTTTGGACGAGGAAAGCAAAGAGGCTTGCCGCAAAGAGCTAAAAGAAGATTATGAAAACGCTTTAGAGAGTATCAAAGAAGGACACTATGACGGCCCGGATACCTCTAGCATAGAGGATTATATAATTGGTACTGTATCTCATTATGTAGGTGAGCTATGCGGCCCCCAGGAAGAAAACGGCAAAATGATTTGTACCGGTCCATGTGCAGACGAACTCCCAGACTACGACGAGGACGGGGAAGCACTTTGCACAAAAGCAAATTTTCTATGGGTGCTTGACATCGAATAAAAAGATACAATCAAAAAGGCCTGCCATTTGGCAGGTCTTTTCTTATGCCCTTTTTACTGTGCCGGTGCTACTTCTTCTCATCTTTCACTAGCTCCAGGCGGTAGCCGTATTTTTCAAAGATACTTGCTGCTTCTAAAAGTCGTATAGTACCGTCATTTATTTTTCTGCCTAAAGTTTGTGGCGTGCAGCCCTCCACCTCTGCAATGGCAGCATTAGTATTTTCTGAGTCTATCAAAAATTTCTGCCACATTTTTTTAAACTCTTTTTTATCCATTTTCAACACCTCCATACAAATTATATCAAAAATTTTCTACTTACTCAATAAGCAAAAAAACTTATTTTATAATAAAAAATGCTTGACAAGTCAAAAATACCGTGCTACTATGTAATCAAAATAAGCGTTATTGCTTATTGAAACAGCAATTTTATTTAGGAGGTTTTCAAAATGGCTAAAGATTATTTCAAAAGAGTAGTGGCCACTGACATTATCACTAAAGCTATGCAAGTAGCTACAGCAAGAGACGAGCTCACACAAAAAGCATACGCTGAACGTCTGGCAGGGCAAATAATAACTTACTGCCAGGCTAATAATTTAACACCGGAACAATTGCTTGACACTGTACTTGAGGGGGTGAAAGCATGAAAGCAACATATTACTTTGCAGAGGTTGGCAACCCTAACAGCTATTGCCAGGCAACAAAAATCGAGGCTGAGAACCTCACGGCCGCAAAGAGGATGGCCAGCCGTCGGCAGGTATTTTTAGATACTTGCTTAAAAATTGGCTGGGGGCTTGATAGTAACGGCTTCATCAATGAAGTCTTGTCTATCAAAAAGCCAGGCAAGAAATGGGAAGATTTGTTTTAAGAGTTTTAACCTGCCTACCAGATACCCGCTGTCTGGTAGGACTGATAAAGGCTATCAGCCTAAATCAAAGGAGGGTTTAAACATGACAAAAAAAGAATACGAATTAGCGGTTTCGTATATTATGCAAAGTGCAAGTTTTAATAAAATTGATACGCTAGTTACCGCTATGGACCGCAACAAAAAACAGGTCATAACTTATTTCACTAACTATTTTTACAAAAACAAAAATTGTTATGTGACTAAGTGGTCAGACGATTATGTAATTTGCTTTTACGATGAAAGCAAATTTTTCCCACAAGGTCTAAGAGGTCTAAGAGCTGATATTGATGTTCTTCTCTACATAGTAGAGAAAAATTTATGATAACAAGAGGAGGTTTTACACCATGACAAAAGAACAAGAAAAAATTCAAGCCCGTATCCGTGAGTATAAAAAGTCCCTGGATATGGTCGAGCCTGTAAAGGCTATCGTAAAGGCCTTTGACGGCAAGTGTTATAATTGCAGGTTTGACAATGCCATACAAGAGGTGAATTGTTTTGTTCATCACAACAGATACAGCGATTGTGTTGAGATTGTGCGTGAGTACTCATACAACGACGACACAGCAGCTATAATTTGCTACTTCAATTTATCTAAAGTCCTAGAGGATGGCAAACGGATAAACGCTGAGAAGATTATTGAAAATATCACTAACAGAATGAACAAACACAAACAAACAATCATGCAACTTGAATGTGCGTTAAAAACCATAGAGGATACATTGGTGTACTTAAACCAGAAGATAGCAGAGGTTAATAATATAGTCACCAGTTTGTCAAGTGAATGTATCGACATCTACAAAAGTCGATTTGCGTGCATAAATCATAACTTGCGGTGATGGTTGCAAATGTGCCTCATCCAGGTGGGGCACATCATGGAGCTATCAAGGCTACCAGATAGGAGGAAAAGAAAAATGAAAGATGAAGTTATTACAGTAATGGTATTGCGTGCAGGTGAGTTCATGCCAGAAGTCAAGACTATACCGAATGAGCTGGGGAAAATGCAAGAGCTTGTAGGAGGTGGATATTTTGATATTATCCGGGGCGAGTATATGTTGCCACCAGCACTTCAAAGCAGTGTACTGGCCAAGTATGATATTTTCGTCAATGACGAGGGTATCATAAACGGCCTGGAGCCTAACATCTGCCTTAACCCAGAAGCAGCACTAAAAAAAGATTATGACAATGCAGGATTGTTGTTTGGTGACATCTTCATAGCAGGCCATGACACCGAGGGCGACACTGTATCAATTAACAGGTTTGACATAATGCCTTTACGCTGGTTACTAGCAAGGCATATGCTGATAAATAGGGCCAGAAAAGAAGCCATGCAGCATGATTGACAAAAGTTTCAAAAGAAGATAAAATATAGATGTACAGAGGTGTTAACCGCCGAATAGGCGGCTTAGAAATATAGAATATTATTGCTATAGCGATAATATTGCCTCTGCACATTTTTTATTTATTGACATAAGGTGCAGAGGTGTGTTTACCACCGCATAGGTGGCTTAGAAATATGAAGTGTTCTTGTTGATTTTAATTCTTCTACAAGAATGTTGCCTCTGCACTTTTTGTGCATAAAAATAGCCCCTCTCTGGAATGGAGAGGGGTTTTATTGTGCGGTTAAAGATACTCATCGGTTGGGTCCCTAGCTATAAATACTATCAATTCGCCGTTAGTTTCATGGTTTATTAGCAAGGCTACACTATGTTGCATTAGTGATGAGTATACCGTTGAGGCATAACATATTTCTTGTGGCGTTCTTGAATACTCTGATATATTATTTGCTAGAAATTGTATCTCATCATGTGTTAGCCCTATTTGGCTCAAAGCAACAGCACATACTCCCATTGTAAAGGTACTATATTCATTGGTTATGTGGCTACTTCCAATAGATATTACAGTTACATATCCATCGGCATTATATGCTAAATTAACATACAGTTTCATATCATCAGGAAATTTGAACACATAAAAGTCATAACTATCAGTAGCAGGATTTTTACTTAATTCGGTTACATAACAGTTTGATAGGTCTTGTGAAATGTATTTATATAACATTTCTGCACCAATCGGAAACAATGGCCTATTATCAGCAAGGCAGGTCAACGGCAGTGTGAATAACAGCAGAAAGCATATTGCAATAATTCTTATGTTTTTCATAACGATTACTCCCTATATGCTATTTTTGTCCTAGCTCATATCTCACAATAGCATAATAAATATCATAAATCATCTTATCGCTAGTAAGTGTATGATAATATTTTGTCTGCAAATCACTTCCCAAAATATTATCGTTCCCATCAAGTAATATATAATTTTCTTGTCTATACTGTATCTTGTCTTTTGTTTTCTTGAATCTGTATTTCATCACCAATGTAGTAGCCATATTGGCAGGATATGGATAACACAGGTCATTATCATATTTTGAAAAGCGCATACGATTCCTGGCATTATTACTCAATACAGCCTTTATATATGCTGTGAATATAAACTTATCTTTTTCGCTAGATAACACTTCTACATTTGGTGAAAAATAATAGTCGCTGTATTCAGCATCCTTGCCTACATATTGCAAATCCGCAAAACACGTCAGCGGTATTGTAAGCAATAATAACAAACATACAATGATTCTTTTTACCCGCATAATCCCCACTCCCTTATTATTTGGTTTTTATTTCATCTTTTATGCTATCCCAATACACAGCCAGAGCGAAATATATCAATCCCATAATAGCAGCCACTATGTATTTAAAGATAGATTTTAGGTCAAATATTTCTACCACCCATTCACCGAAATATACTGTACCTACATACATCCACCATACTACAAATGCAGTTACAACAGCAGTATATACTATGTTTTGTCGCTCATTGACTCTACCGCTAAGTACATAATACAGAGGAACCGCAAAGAGGCTGCAAAACATAAGAGGGATTCCACAAAATATCAATATCAGCTTGTCTTTATCCATAGCCTACCTCTATTTCATGTTCAATAATATCAACACTAGCACAACTAGCATAACTAGCAATTAATTAACTTTAAATTATTTGTTGAAAATTCGCAATGATTGTTAAGAAAAACGCAATCATAATTCTGTTTTTTACAATCTTTAAGTTTTAGGGAAAATTTTCCTTGACTTTTTGTACTCTATAAACTATCATATTATTGTACTCTCGAAAGTGAGGTGGCAATAACATGGTACATATAGGGAGACCAAAATCTGATAATCCCAAAAGCAGTAGCTTGAAAGTTCGCTTTGATGAAGAAACAAGCCAAAGATTAGATGATTATGCTAAACGGCACAACATCACCAGGACGGAAGTTATCCGCAGGGGATTGAAACAGATTTTAGATTCTAGCCTATGAAAAGAACAGCCCTTTGATTTTCCACACCGCAGGACTGTTCCGAAGCAATAACAACCGTATTAGTTGTTAAATTTATTATAACATCTATAAGCGGTTTATGTAAGGTATAGGTGTTTGATATGAAAAATAATTTAGAAATTTTTTCAAGCAATGAGTTTGGCGAATTGAGAACCATCAATGAGAATGGCAAAGTAATGTTTATCGCTAGTGATGTAGCTAAAATGCTGGGATATACTAATACTAGCAAGGCTATTTCTGACCATTGCAGGTATGTAACGAAACGTTATATACCTCACCCACAGGGCAAAGGTACACTAGAGGTAAACTTTATTCCAGAGGGCGATGTATACAGGCTTATCACTCATTCAAAACTGCCAGCAGCAGAGAAGTTTGAGAGCTGGGTATTTGATGAAGTCCTGCCATCTATCCGCAAAACAGGAAGCTACACCGCAAAGCCATTGGACGAATCCAAAACTAAAAGGCTTGCCATCATGGAACGCAATGCAAAAGTCCGTGAAGCAGCACTGTGGGCAAAGCTGGCAGAGGGTTCAAGCGGTACATATCAGCAGGTTTGCAAGGCCTATGCTGCCAATACACTTGCTGAAAAGGATGTTGTTTCCCTGCCCAAAGCTGAGGAAAAGACCTACACCGCTACTGAGATTGGCAATATGCTTAATGTGTCGGCTCACAGAATCGGCAGACTTGCCAATCTGCACAAGCTTAAAACAGCAGAATACGGCTCCTGGTATCACGATAAATCCAAACACTCAAACAAAGAAGTAGAAACATTCCGTTACAATGCCAAGGCTATTAACAAATTCCGTCAGATACTTCACTGTGTCGACACTGACAGTGAAACGGCTGAACTTGTAGGCGACATTGCGATAATCACAGAATAATTAGTACAGCCCCTACCTTGATTGGTGGGGGCTGTTTTTTAGTGTATGTGGGCCAATTCATACTTGACCGACTTCAAAAGTTTGTTAATCAGTGGGCAATCTGGCAGAATAGCTTTCATTTCCTCGTAGAAGCTCGCTGTTGCGGTTTCCCACTCTTTCCATACATTCACTAAGGCACTTGCCTTTTCATGCCTTACATGGCGTTCTAGTGGTCGAACAGGCATACAGATATGTTTGTCAGGCTCGATTGTGAGGTTTGCGGGCTGTACTTCCTCGCCATATTCGCTCACAATGTACAAAAGTGTATTTTGATGAGTAATGCACTCTTGAATGTAGTGTGCTGAATGAGTCCTTGACTGCTTCTTACAATCAAGCAGCATATATGTAGTGCTTAACTTGCTATGCAGCATTATCCCCTCAATCTGATGAGCGAGGATTTTTTGCCAAGCCTCTTTGATTTCTGCTTTCATGTTATCACTCCTTACGCAATCTTTGTCACGATAACATCAGCATTATTCAAGATACCAGCTGCACCGATGTATTTTACATTCAGCTTTGCGGTTCTGCCTGCCGTGGTGCTCCCAACTGCTACAAGGGTAGAAAAGGCTATTGCCTGCGGTGCCCCTGCTGCGGTAGTAGCAACGCTGGAAGCTCGGTTGACTGCTGTATCATTAGCATACAACTGGGCTCCAATGGTCCCTGCGGCGGTGCTACTGCCATAGGCGGTAAAGTCTACCCGGTATATACCAGGTCTATTCAGTCTGATAGTTGCCTTGTCACTGTCCAAGACTGCGGTTATGCCGGTCTGAATGTTGATATTTGCGAATGTAAGGTCTGTATTCGCTGTTACTGTTAAAGTCTGGGAATTTGCTTCTAACATGAAAATCACTCCTTTTTCGTGACGTCAGGAAAATGGTATAGGGTGTCGCATTTCACTACACCCCTACAATAGAAAAACAGGAACACCGCACTTTAGCAATGTTCCTGCCTTTAGTTTGGTGCGGATATGCACTCTTAGATGATAGTTGTACCAGCATTGTAGCTAGTAGCGTAAGGGCTAGACACAATGTAAGCTGGTTGTGGAGTAGGCCTCAAAGCCCCGATAAGGGACTGAGTCTGTGCATGGTTGCCCAGAGTCAACTGAGCTGCCTGCAAGTCGCTTCTCAGCTGTGCAATGGTGTTATCCTTTGCGTTAGCCTCCATCTGACACAAGCGGTCAAGAATCTTCTGGGTATTGGCTGTAGCATTGGTGGTGATGTCGCAAGTATTCTTGCTCATCTCATAACGAACATTGTCAATATTGCGGTTAGTCTCACAGCAGCACTGCTGGGCATTAAAGCCAACCTGCGCAATAGCCTCACCGAGTCTCTGCCCCTGGCCGACAATGGTATTTGTAGCACCATTGATAAGGCGGGCATTTTCATAGCCGGTATCACACAATCCACGCTCTACACCTCTGATGTCGTTCTGCAACTGATTGAAGTTAAAGCCGTTGGTAATATCTGCCTGGGTAGCATAGTTAGCCATTGCTGCCTGTGCTCCTGCATTGCCCCAGCCGCCAAAGCCGTTGCCACCCCAGAAGAAAATCATAAGAAGAATAATCCACCAACCGCCGTTGCCCATGCAATTGTTGTTATCTCCATCACGATTAATCAGGCCTCCTAAAATGTTGCCAATCAAGGATTCATCCATTTTTATCACTCCTTTTATAAGATTTTGTTTATTTCAGTGGCCACTGAATCAAAGTCATTTATACCAAATCTGCCTGCCATAGCCCTAGCCTTTGGCAGCATATCTGCTATCATATGTCGCTTGTCAGGCGACATATTCTGTATCATGCTCATAACCTGCTGTCGGGGGTCTTTGACATTATTTAGAAACTGCTGTAGGTTCCCCTGTTGGTTCATTTGTCTTTGCTTGAATATTGGATTCATTACCCCTCATTCCTTTCAATAACTCCACTATGTCAGCCAGATTGCTCTCTAAATTCTGTACACGCTCCTCCACTGTTGGTGGCTGCTTCGGCATATTCTCCGGTGTCAGCTCTTGAAAAGTGTACGGCTGTATGCATTTCTGCCCATTTACGATGCTTGCTATATAAAATATAGGCTCATTCTTCATCATAAACATCATCTGTGAGCCGTCCATCGGCAGAAGTGCCCGCTGTACATCTTGATAGCTGTTCACCATGAGCCATTGCCCTGGTGCCTGCTGTTGCTGTGTATATCCGTACATCTCTATCACCTCTACCCTTATTATGCCACCATTCTTCGCCCGGCAAGGGTGTAGTATTGATGTAGTATCAGCACAAGAAAGTAAACTAAATGTCTTGCCGGTATCAGCAAGACATTTAGTTTACTTTCTTGAACACAGCTCCCTCAGCCTTTTGATAGCTTCCTGGGAGTTGATTTTCTTATTCTTGTAGTCATTAAGAATCTTTGTGCGTTCACTCGCCTGTTCTTTTGCTTTGTCTTTCATATGTCCCTCCTCAATACTGCCTTGAAGTATCCTCTGATTGCAGCCATCCTGTTATGCCCCGTGTGCAATCACATTTATCACTATCGTCGGTGCAATATGCACATGCCTCTGGGAGTTGCACAACCTCTATGAATATATCTGCCAGCCTAGTATCATCTACCTGCTCTAGGACTCCATTAATTTTCTTAATTGCATATTCTCTGTTAGTCATAATCACTACCCCCCGTATACTCCTGCTTTAGCCATGTTGCTATTCCATTATCACACTTTAACTTCTCATCGTACATGCAATAGCAATCATGAGCACAGATATTGCAAATACCACCATTAAGGCTTCTTCTATCATCGATGAAAAAATCTGCCAACTCTTCATCAGTCAAAGACCTTAACCACTCTCTATTAGTCATTATCCTTATGCTCCTGCTGTAGCCATTTAGTTGTCCCTTTGCAGCATGTCCCTCTAGGATTACCCGCGCAATAGCAGCCTTCATATACGCATGTAGCGCAACTTTTAGCTATTATCTTTGCCATCTCCGAATCTGGTAGGCTTTCTAGCCATTCTCTGTTAGTCATTTCTGCTCTCTCCTATCCATTCCTATGGTGCCAGAGGCTAGGCCACCTTAAGCAGCCTAACCTGGCGAATTTTAACTTCTGATACACTGTAAGAGGCTTGGCCTTTCTTAGTTTTGGCTTTTTCGCAAACGCACAAGTTTCAAGATAACAATAAGAGTGCCTATTTGGAAGATTCTTTTTAGAGATAAGTATAATGCCAGCCCCGACTTTATCACACGATTCATTTACCTCTTCTTTGTGCTTTTCGTACAACTCTTTCGGAAGAGCGTAGTATAAAGCATTAACTTCTGGGCAGTCGTGATAGTGCTTTTTCTTGAAGTCGGCTCTAAAATCGCTGATAGAAATTTTAATTTCTACTTCAATCAGATAGTCGGATTTCGTTATCGTCATGAGTATCATCAGTAATCTTAAATGCCTCTCCTATCTCTACACCCAACATCTGGGCTACTTCCGCTATGTAATTAGCCATTATTCTCATTCCTTTCTATACAGTTATTTTCGAAATACTCCATTAGCAACTTGGCTTTTCTAATAGCTTCTTCACTCGTGCGACATATAAGCCCGTGCTTATACATATACTTATCCACATTGTCATTTACCCATTCCAAAGAGCTGAACTTCTCAGGAGTAGTAATATCAGGTATAAAGTAATATTCATTATCCCTCGGCTTCCAAGGCAATTTTTCAATCTTGACTTCGCCAAGCATAAGCAATCGCAATAGCTCTCCACTGAATTTCTCCCAATTGATATTATCATATGACATTTCAACGCCATTTTCCTTAGAAAGCCGGTAATAATTACCATTCTTAGCACCAATAATCCTAAATGCCTCTTTTAGTTCCACACTAAGTATTTCTGCTACTTTTGTCATGTGATTAGCCATTTTCTCGTTTCTCCTTTACAAATGCTAGTATCTTTTCTGACATAGCAAGGGCTTCTTCTTTAGTCTTAAAAACAATACCTTGCTCATAGAATGCTTCATCAGTTCTATCACCACCCCAGCAATATTTTTCATACATATTTTCTTTGTTAATTGAGACGTATGGTATGTAATATTTTTCTCCATTAATAGGCTTCCATGGTAGTTTACTAATCCTAAAATCGCCGAGCATGAGGTCTCTTAATAGCATTCCCGCGCCCTGTTTCCAACTGGTATTATCTTCTGAATACTCAATGCCGTTTTTTTGGTAAGTCGGTAATAAAAGTCGCCAGTGCAATTATCATCACTAATTTTAAATACTTCTCCAATCTCCACTCCTAGCAGTGCCGCAACCTCGGCCATATAATTCTTGCTCATTTCTGTTCCTCCTCATATTTTCTATACTTCTTAAAATTGGGTTCGCTTCTAAAAATCATTTTGTTGTTGCACCAGCGTTGCAGTTCCCTAATCTTTTTAGGAGCATTTTCCTTGTTGTATATCATCACATACGGGTCAAAATTATTCTCTCTAAGCCACTGTATTCTATACAAATCTTCATCTATAGTGCTCCAAAAATTTGTTAATACATAGCACTTGTGCTTGACATAATCTGTTCTTAAATTTTTTGTATGTGTCTTAAAAAATTTAAGGCGTTTAGGTACTACCTCATCGTGAGGATTATCCCAAGCAAAATGTATGGTTTTTATTTTTAAAGCAGTGACTAAATCGATATTATTCTCATGTAGGAGGCGCGCATCCATACCTTGCGTTACATCTATATATGATTTACTATCTACTAGCTGTTGCAAAAGTTCTTTGCTTTCTGGACAGGCCAATATGTTGGGGTCTAAAAGTTTTATGAATTTTTGCCCTGACCACCACTCTGACAACTCAGCTACTTTGTAACTGTGAGCTCCCTCTTTATCCGCTACAATGCAAAACGGGCAATGTCTGGGACATCCTCTTGTTAAGAAGCCATATGCGGTATCTGGTATATTATATAAGCTATAGTCTGGCATAATATGTTCTATATCATCACGTAATTTCGTTGACATGTCATAGCCACTACCACCGACCATTACTCCCATGCAAGCAAGTTTTTCAGCGATGCCTTTGTTTTTAGAAAAAATGCATGATGCATAGACTTTGTCATACTCGCTGAAAATATCGCCATTGAGATATTGGTCTACTGATAGCAGTGTTACACAGTCTCCTCTAGCTTTATGATATGCAGACAGTTTCATTAGTGTTAGTGTCGGGAAAATCTTTTTCCCTGTATTCTTCATATCAACATCAATTAGTCCTACATTCATTTTTTCTCCTTATATCTCAACCAATAACTTCACGTGCATATTTAAAATCTTCTGCCATTGTGAGATAATCAATAGCCCTTTTTATTGTTTTTGCTACATCGAAATTACACTCACAGTAATAAGCTTTAGCTTTAATGCCGTTGCGTTTTGCAATAACTATATTTTTTAGCTGTATGATTTTTATTTTTGCCGTTCTGTCTATCATGGTTAATCCTCATATCCCAGCCGTTCAGCCCACCTATTCCACTTGAAATAGTTTTCCATATCTTTCTCTGGTAATATAGAATTGGCTTTTGTGATTCTAAGAATTTTCCTATCCTTTTCTAGTAGCATACTATAGACCATAAGTAAATCCATATATTCTAAAGCAAGTGATAACATAGCCTCCTGCTCTCCGACGGGAGTATTATTATTGTTCAGTCCCTTGGCTCTAATTAGCTTTAATGCTGCCTGGGATAATTCGCTGGCTTCTTCTGCAAGCTGTTCCAACAAAGTACGCTCATCCAGCTTCTCTAAAATGAAATCTCTGCTCTTTTCATAATCACTCATTTTCTGTACCTCTCTCAATATTTCTCTGCCATTCTCCAGCCAATTTTAGTCAGCTTCTCATACACGCTATCAATATAGTCTACAATCTCACGGAGTTCATCAGGCTGGTAGTTTCTCACCTTGGTTCTGGTCTGCTTTGTCATATATGCCAGCAATGCCATCTGCAATGTGGGATAATAGTATTTGTTCACCCACACTTCTTCTGCCCCGCCATCAGATTGTTTTCTGATGTTCTTCTTCTGTAAGATAAACTGTACTTCATCTGCTGTTAATCTCCAATTTTCTGATAGCTGAATCATTTGCTACGTTCCTTTCTTGCGAATTCCGTCATTTTTATACACATATCTCTAGCTTCTTTCCATGTTCCAAAGACAATGCCTCTAGCGTATGCTCCTTCATCGCAATTGGTATCTGTCCACTTTTGCATTGCATACATCTTTAGGCGGTATGGGTCTGGTGTATAATACGTTTCGCCATAATTTGGCTTCCAAAACTTCATGTATTGGCATATGTAATTGTTGAGGAATACATACGCCAATTCAAGACTTGACGCATATGTTGAATCATCATTCTCGTTAGGCACTACCAGCGAATATAGATTCTCCATTACGAAAAATAAGGTATCATCAGTAATGCCCCAAGCCTCACATACTTCTTCCAAACCATAATCAGTGTTCTTCTGGGCTGGTATAGGCTTAGTGTCTCTATTCGCCATGCCGTCCCAATGCCGCTTGATATACCATGCAGCTTTTTCTAAATCTGTTTTTATATCATCAGACTTCTTGCCAGCTCTGGCAATGTACTTGATAGCATTACCCAGGCAGAAGTCTAACTTCCAATCTTCAATGACATCAATGACCTCTACACCACCGGATTTATAATACTCTGGATGGTCGATTTTGCTCATTTCACATCTTCCTTTCAGTAGACTTTTACCGCTTAATCTCACATGCTAGATTAAACTCCTTGACTATCAGCCCTACCAGTTTGTACACGGCTCCATTTTTGCCCATCATGCGGCGATACCAGCCTGATTCTTCCAATGTATCTGCATTGATAATCATCTGTGTTTTCGCCTTTACAATCATTCTCTTGCGTTTGTTCATCTATCCACCCGCTTTCACTGACATATAATTTCAACTTTGCTAATCGTCCAGATAAATGCCGCCAGGATTAGAAGTAACCATGCTAACAACGGAAACCTAACCTCAACCTCAATAGGCTGAAACAGGTATCTAAATACTTTGCGAATAATGTTCATTTTCTTCACTCCTTTGCCTTTTGTATAATGATTCACTCCATCATATTTTTCCCGTCTGGGATTATGGTTCACTCGCATTTGTTGTTACTTTCGTTCACCTTGGTTCGCTTTTCACTTTTGTTTCTGTCATGCATTTTGGCTCATTCTAAGTTTATGTTACTATCTACTATTTTTGACTCACTCCAGCGATATGTTACTATCAGATGTTACTGTTCGCTCATTATAGATGTTTCTATCTTCATTGATGGCTCATTCTAACATATTGTTTCTGTCTAAAACCGTGATTCACTCCAGAAATATGTTACAGTCAATTATCATGATTCGCTTGCCACAGATGTTTCTGTCTGGAAGTGTGGCTCATTCTAAACGAATGTTATTATCTACA